ATGAGAACAAATCAAATAAGATTGATCGAACAGATGGTTGTAAAATTCCGCCAAGATGTTGGATTAGGAAATACAGATGCCATCAACCTAAAGAGCTTACTTCTTAAACTGAAAGTTGTTAGTATATTCCGTCCATTGTCGGATGATTTCTGTGGAATGAGTTTAAAAGACTCTTCCTCGCATCGTTTCATGCTTATCAACTCCAATCATTCCAAAGGAAGACAACATTTTACTATTGCCCATGAGTTGTTCCACCTTTTTATAGAAGAGAATCCAAAACCACATAAATGTACCTTAAGTAACGGATCAAAAAATCCAATTGAGCAACAAGCCAATATGTTTGCTTCCATTCTACTGATGCCAGAAGATGGGATCCTACAATTATTATCAAAAAATGAAGTTGAAAAAGGCGAAGTGACTTTGGCTTCTGTATTGAGAATAGAACACTACTATTCTGTGTCACGCCAAGCCCTTCTAAACAGATTAAGTGATTTGTCATTCATCAACAAGGCATCAAAAGAAGAATTACTAAAGATATCGGCTACTCAGTCTGCACGTGAATATGGATATGACACCTCCCTTTATCAGCCAGGAAATGAAAATCTAATTGTCGGTGATTTTGGTGAAAAAGCTCGTATTCTCTTTGATGCAGGTAAAATATCGGAAGGCCATTATATTGAGCTTTTGAACAAATTGGATTACAATGGCAAATAATAAAACAAAAATTGTACTTGATTCAGATGTTGTCATTCATTTCATGAAAGGTGATTGTTTTACTATCCTGTTCGATATTTTTCCAGAATATCAATATTTGATACTTGATGTTGTTTATGCAGAGCTAACTAGAAACCCACAGACTAAAACTTTCATTGATAACATATCTAAGTTCATGACTTCCAAGATTCAAATAATTGAATTCAAACCTAACGGTTCCATGATGAAAGAATACGCTTTGTTATTGAAGACTCTAGGCAAGGGAGAAAGTGCTTGCATGATTTATTGCTATAAGAATCACGATGTACTAGGAAGTAGCAATCTCAAAGACATCAAAGAGTATTGTGAATCACATGATATCACCTATTTAACAACGCTTGATTTTCTATATTACGCCTATATAAGGAAGAAGATGACAAAACAGGAATGTGATTCATTTATTCAACAGGTTATAGCTAAAGGCAGTATATTACCGATTGTTGATATATCAAAGTATTCTTGTTCAGTTATAATCTGATTAACGTATCACAACGTCTAACAAAGAAGTACCGGTACGAATATAACTCAAATTACGAAACGAACGATAGTTAAACACAAGAAATAAAAGAGAGGAGCGTAACTCATTGAATTACGCTCCTCTTATATTTTTTGATAGGTATTTATCTATTTCTAGTCATTATTCACTTAAAACTAAACAAAACTATTTATTATTCGTGCATAAAAACAAAAAAGTTACAATCAATCATCTTATTTGGATGAAACATTCGGAGAAGTACTACATATTCGCTCTACAACATAATCAATTTGGCTCAAAGTCACATTTTTTTGGATATTATCCATATCTTTGTAAATGATGTTGGGTTGTATTATCCAAACGACAAGTTGAAAAACATGCAGATACATTATAAATTCAAATTATAAAACACCTTATTATATTGAACAAGTATGTCAATATGGAACCGACTCTTAGGAATCAGAAATACTGAGAACACAAACAATGTAATCAGTCATAAAATTATATCTGCACCACATGACCTCCCCAATTATGTCATTATAGATATTGAAATTGGCCTGAAAGATCATAAAATTCATGATATAGGTGCACTCCGGCACGATGGAGCAACCTACCATAAAACTTCTAAAGAGGAACTATTTAATTTTCTTGATGGTACGGACTATATCTGCGGACACAATATAATTCATCATGATGCTAAATACCTGTTCATAGATCAACCATGTCACTGGTTTCTAGTCGATACACTTTATATCTCGCCTTTATTGTTTCCGGAACGCCCTTATCATAGGTTGCTGAAAGATGACAAACTGATAAGTGAGCAGATAAATAATCCTGTGAACGATTGCGAAAAGGCAAAAGATCTGCTATTGGACGAAATAGCCCGATGGAATTCATTGTCGGACAAAAAGCGCAAGTTGTTTGCATCTATACTAAAGGATAAGAAAGAGTTTGAAGGATTTCTTAGCATGGTGGGTGCTGAACACGTCAATGAAGGACTAGTTGAACTCGTAAAAGACCTTTATGTGGGAAAAATTTGCCGACATGCAGATATTGACATGCTGATCAAGCAACATCCATGCGAATTTGCATACGCATTGGCGCTAATAGACACTACCGACTATCGCTCCATTACTCCCGGATGGGTACTTTACAATTATCCTGACGTTGAATTTATCGTGAAGCTTCTGCGTCATACCAGTTGCAATGAAAATTGCGCTTATTGTAATACCCAACTGGATGTGCTCCATAACTTAAAAGTTTTCTTTGGATATGAACATTTCCGTACCTATGAAGGTGAACCGCTTCAAGAGCAAGCCGCCGAAGCAGCAGTAAAGGGTAAGTCATTGCTGGCAATATTCCCTACGGGTGGTGGAAAATCGCTTACTTTTCAATTACCGGCACTCATGTCTGGCCGTTCAGTACATGGACTTACAGTCATTATTTCACCATTACAATCGCTAATGAAGGATCAGGTAGATAATCTTGCTGACAGAGGTATTACTGATGCTGTAACCATTAATGGTCTGTTAGACCCTATCACAAGAGCGCTATCCATACAAAGAGTACAAGATGGAGAAGCTTCACTTTTATATATATCTCCTGAAATGCTTCGTTCAAAAACCATCGAGAAAATTTTGATGGCACGCCATGTCGTGAGATTTGTAATAGACGAAGCCCACTGCTTTTCCTCATGGGGACAGGATTTCAGAGTTGATTATCTCTACATAGGGAAATTCATACGAAAATACCAACAGAAAAAACGATGTAAGAATCCGATACCCATATCATGCTTCACTGCTACGGCCAAACAGAAAGTCGTTCAAGATATTTGTGACTATTTCAAACAGATGTTGAATTTAGATATGGAGTTGTTCGCATCAAAGGCTTCAAGGACAAATTTGCGCTATTCCGTGATACATGCTGAAAATGATCATGATAAATACTCAAAACTTAGGAGTCTTATGGGTGAGCATAATTGCCCAACAATTATTTACGTATCACGCACAAAACACACAAAAGAGCTAGCAGCCAAGTTAACCCATGACGGTTATGAAGCATTGCCTTTCAATGGCAAAATGGATTCTGATGAAAAGATTGCAAACCAAGATGCATTCATGAATGATCAAGTACACATCATCGTAGCTACGTCAGCTTTCGGTATGGGAATTGACAAGAAAGATGTCGGTCTTGTGGTACATTACGATATATCTAATTCATTAGAGAATTATGTTCAAGAAGCAGGCAGGGCTGGTCGTGATCCCAGCCTCAGTGCACGTTGCTATGTGCTTTATAGTGACAATGATCTTGACAAACATTTTATACTGTTGAACCAAACAAAACTAAGTATTAGCGAAATTCAACAGATATGGAAAGCTATAAAAGATCTTACCAGGCAACGCATGAGAGTGAGCTGTTCTGCATTAGAGATTGCCCGGCAGGCAGGCTGGGATGATTCAGTGTTCGATATTGAAACCCGCGTACGCACAGCTTTGGCTGCTTTGGAGCAAAGTGGATATTTGGTAAGAGGGAACAACGTGCCCCATGTATATGCAACAGGTATTACAGTAAAAAACATGGATGAAGCAAGAGAGCGGATATCAGCCTCGCTATTATTTGGCCTTGATGAAATAGATAAAGCTGTACGCATCATCAAATCACTGATTTCTCAGAAACATATTGCTAAGGCTCAAGATTCTGAAGCTGAATCACGAATTGATTATCTTGCAGACATACTGGGAATAAGTAAGCATGAAGTCATATCAGCTGTAGAACGAATGAGACAAGAAGGTATTTTAGCGGACAGTAAAGATATATCTGCTTATCTGTTGGATGTCGGTAGTTCGGAACGGAAATCGTGGACACAACTCGAACGTTTTGGGAAACTGGAACGATACATACTCAATCATATTCCTGACGATTCTTTGCGGATATCATGCAAACAACTGAATGATAATGCTGTAAATGACAGCATCCTTACATCCACAGAAAAAGATATTCGGACACTACTCTACTTCCTCACTGTCAAAGGATATATTCGCAAGAAAGAGGATGCAAACCGTAATATGGAAATCCATCGTCTGACAGACATGGAATCAATCACCAAGCGTTTTGAAAGACGATTGGAAATAAGTCATTTTACTATCGAATGGTTATATCGTTTAGCTGCTGAAACGGCAAAAGGGACTTCACAGAACAAACCTGTTCAATTTTCCGTTGTAGAACTTTTAAATCAAATAAAATCAAACTCTCAATCTCTTTTCAGCGGATTCAATAATCTGCAGTTGGAAGAGGTGGAAGAAGCACTTCTGTATCTGTCGAAAATCGGTGCTCTCAAACTCGAAGGCGGTTTTTTGGTTCTATATAATGCGATGAATATACAAAGAATAAAAGACAGCAAATCAAGATATAAACAAGATGATTACCGAATGCTTAATGAATTCTATAAGCAGAAAATCCAGCAAGTGCATATTGTGGGCGAATATGCCAATTTAATGGTAAAAGATTACAATTCAGCTTTACAGTACGTTCAAGACTACTTCCAGATGGACTACAAAAAGTTTGTCTCAAAATACTTCAAAGAAGAAAGAGTAAGTGAAATACAACGCAACTTGACACCTCAGAAATACAAACAACTGTTTGGCCAGCTATCTCAACGCCAAATGGAAATTATTTCCGATAAAGATTCGCGCTGCATCGTCGTTGCAGCTGGTCCCGGTAGTGGAAAGACTCGGGTATTGGTACATAAGCTTGCATCACTTCTACTGCTCGAGGATGTAAAACACGAACAACTTCTGATGTTAACATTTTCAAGAGCTGCCGCTACGGAATTCAAACAGAGGCTCATGGAACTGATAGGCAATGCCGCTCATTTTGTCGAGATAAAGACATTTCACTCTTATTGTTTTGATCTTTTGGGTCGAATAGGAAATCTTGAGGCAGCCAAAAACGTTGTGTCAAAAGCTGCCGATATGATTGATCAAGGAGAAGTAGAGCCAAACAAAATAGGAAAGACGGTACTAGTCATTGATGAAGCTCAGGATATGAGTATTGAAGAACATGCACTTGTTAAGGCTCTCATGACTAGAAACGAGGAGATGCGTATAATTGCGGTAGGTGACGATGATCAAAACATCTATGATTTTCGTGGATCTGATTCTAGGTATATGTATCAGTTGACGCAAGAACCCGGAAGCAAATTTATTGAAATGACTGAGAATTATCGCAGTGCTCACCATCCGGTTAAATTCGCCAACGAATTTGTGCAAGGTATTAGTCAACGAATGAAAAGTACGCCAATTATCTCAATGAAAAAAGAAGATGGTTGGGTGGCGGTGACACGCCATCAATCAAAGTATATGTATCAGCCACTAGTTGAAGAATTGATTCACAATCAGATGAATAATAACAATTCGTGTGCGCTCACCCAAACAAACGAAGAAGCTGTAATTCTAGTTGCTCTTCTGCGAAAACAAGGCATTAATAGTAAACTAATACAATCTATGGAGGGTTTCCCATTCTGGAACCTAGTTGAAGTGAGATATTTTTGGAAGTACATTGACAAACGTGTAAAGACACCCTTAATTCCGGATGCATTATGGGAAGATGCCAAACGCGTCACCTTTGCCGCTTATGAGAAAAGTCAAAGTTTGACGTATATAAAACGTTGCGTACAACTGTTTGAACAGACTAACAAAGCAAAATATTTTAGTGATTTCAAAGAATTTATATTGGAGTCATCGTTGGAAGATTTCTGTGATGTTTCAGGTACAGATGTTGTGGTATCTACTATTCATAAAGCGAAGGGTCGAGAGTTTGATGACGTATATATGCTCATATCTGACAATTATTCGAAGGACGCCCATCTAATGCGTCGATACTATGTGGGAATGACCCGTGCAAAAAATAGACTGTTTGTGCATACAAATAGTTCTTCCTTTAATCATTTAGGTGTAGACCGATATACTGACGACCAACAACAGTATACCATGCCCGAAGAAATTGTTCTACAACTTTCTCATAAAGATGTCAATCTAGGTTTTTTCAAAGGACTTAAACAAGAAGTATTGGTTTTAAGAAGTGGCGATGCTTTAAATTACAACAATTTCTGCTTGTATAACACACTAACCAATAAACCTGTAGCAAAGTTATCACAAAACATGCAGACCACATTGTTGGGATGGCAGGAACAAGGTTATAAAGTAAAATCCGCATCCGTTCGATTCATTGTAGCATGGAAACCCAAAGACGCACAAAAAGATGAATCTGAAACAGCCGTTCTGTTAGCAGATTTAGTTCTTTCTTTGTGATTTAAGGCGTGATTTAACCTTTTCATTTCATATCAACCACGCTAAGAGCCAATAAGACAGACAATCATTCCCATCATGTAGACATCACATAGTACCAGTTCCTAATCTTCTGTAAAGTGATAAGAAAAACAGAATAGGTTTCTTATAGAGTGTATAGGTACCTATTCCGTGTTTCTTTATATTCTAATTCTAAGCAATAGCAAATAAAAGCATCAGCTATCTAAATGCAAAGATCATTATTCTGCCTTAGAATAAAGAGCAGTATTCAAGTTATAAATGGAACATCTATCCACATCCATATTAATAGTTTCTTGTCTTTTTAGTAACCATTTCAATTGGCGATATGCCCCAGTTTTCCGCGGAATCGATTTCCTGCTATCACATGGAAGTTATATTTGCCCAATAATACAATTAACAATATTCATTACTGAAGGTTATTTTGTTTCCCTATTGTATCAATGTTTATATATAACAAGACAGGTATTTTTTTGGTATGCAGAGATTTATGTATTTGTGAATACCAAGTAATACCATACCACCATCAAAAAGGGAAGCAAGGTGAACAATTAACCACCAAAAATGCGCAGAATCGTGCCGTTTTTCTTTTATTAATTTAAGGCAATCGAATGGATTTCGCAGGAAAAAGAGTATCTTAGCACCCATTAAAAGAATATCACATCATGTCCAACAACGTTGATATAAGTGAAAATGACATCTTCCAACGCTATCCAGAAACGTTGGAGAAGCTATTGGAAGACCATACAACTCATGAGAACATCTTTTGGGCTACTGATAGCTACACCGATAAGGGTGATGGCTTTCAGTATCATGAAACCATTACCATTGACAAAATTACAGGAAACAATGGCATGATGATACGCCCTCGTGCGATCAAATCTAAAGAAGAACAGATTGGACGTACAAAGGATATGGCCGAAGTGTTCACCCCATCTTGGGTATGTAACGCCCAAAATAATCTTGTTGATGAAGCGTGGTTCGGCAGAAAGGATGCCTTCAATGTGGAAGATACGCACGCGAAGACTTGGAAGTCAACGGTAGGACCAATACAATTTCCAGAAGGGAAAACATGGAAACAGTATGTCCGTGCCACAAGAATGGAAATCACGTGTGGCGAAGGCCCTTACCTTGTAAGCCGCTACGATACAACCACAGGTGATTTCATTCCCGTGGAAGAGCGAATAGGTTTACTTGATCGGAAACTGCGTGTCATCAGTGAAAACACAGAAACAAGTGGCGAATGGTTGGAGATGGCACAGGAGGCCTACAAGAATATCTACGCTTTTGAATGGCAAGGTGACAATCTTCTTCTAGCACGTGAAGCTCTGCTCACAAGCTTCATTGAATACTATCAAGCAAAGTTTGGTAAAGAACCACTACTTAGGTCTATCCTATATATCGCTTATATCATATCATGGAATGTGTGGCAGATGGATGGTTTGAAAGGTGTGATACCCGGCAGTTGCAAAAATGGCATCAAAATCGTTGAACACAATTTGTTTGGTGAAGTGGAAAACACTGTTTTCTGCAAAGGCTGTAAAGAAGAAACCTATATAGGTCACAATGGGATCTACTGCCAAATAAGAGACTGGGGGCTGAAAGACCCCAAGACTGGCGAGAATAATAAGAAAATCAGATTCATTGATTTAATCAAAAAGTAATATATGGCAACATTTGAATCTTCTTTGAAATCTCGGTTGATATATGTCTTTGCCATCAGTGACGAATGGCACAAAGACTGCCTGAAGATTGGCGAAACCACCTTAGACGAGGACGATGGTGATTTACCATCTCCTAATAGTGAGTCACTAAATGTTGCTGCCCGAAAACGTATAGACCAATATACGAAGACTGCAGGCATTGCATACCAATTGCTATATACTGAATTGACATTGTACATCAAGGGGGGTACAGCTCACTCCTTCAATGATAAACAGGTACATAGCGTATTGGAACGTTCTGGGATAAAGAAAAAAGTGTTCGAGACAGTAAAGGGCAGTAATGAATGGTATTGCTGTAATCTTGAAATGGTTAAGAAAGCCATTACCGCTGTAAAGCACGGGCAAACGAGCCTTCATCCAGGTGACATCGGCCAAATACAAATGTCTATCGTGTTGCGCCCCGAACAAGATGCTGCCGTGGAAAAGACAAAGAAGCAATTCCGTCACAATAACCGGATGCTTTGGAACGCAAAGATGCGCTTTGGTAAAACATTATGCGCTCTTCGTGTGGCAAAAGACATGGCAATGAAGCGCACCATCATCGTCACCCACCGACCAGTGGTTGATGAAGGATGGTTTGAGGATTTCGGGAAGATATTCTGCGACCGCCCCGACTATCATTATGGCTCACGAACAAAGGGAGAAGATTTTAAATCACTTGAACACCTTGCCGAGAAAGGCGACAAGTATGTATATTTCGCCTCCATGCAGGATATGCGTGGCTCTGAAATTATCGGTGGTAAGTTTGATAAGAATAATGAAATATTCTGCACTACATGGGATTATCTTATCGTAGATGAAGCTCATGAGGGAACACTAACCGAACTTGGCAAGACGGTCATCGCTGAATTGACAGGTGAGAACACTAAGGTACTACGCTTGTCTGGCACACCATTCAATCTTCTTGATGATTATTCAGAAGATGAAATATTTACATGGGACTATATAATGGAGCAAAAGGCAAAAATCGAATGGGATTTGCTCCACATGGGCGACCCCAATCCCTATGAGTCGCTGCCAGCAATCAATATCTATACCTATGACCTTGGTACGCTGATGAGCGACTACTCAGACGATGAAAAGGCTTTCAACTTCCGAGAGTTTTTCCGCACAAAGGATGATGACACATTCATCCACGAAAAGGATATTAACAAATTCCTTACTCTGCTCTGCAAGGACGACAAGGATAGCCTTTATCCTTATTCCAATGATAACTACAGACGCATATTCCGCCATACATTATGGGTAATCCCTGGCGTTAAGTCTGCAAGAGCGTTGAGTGCAAAACTCAAGACACATCCTGTTTTCGGCAATTTTGAAATCGTCAATGTGGCTGGTGACGGCGACCAGGATGAGGAAAGCGTCGATGCACTCCAGATGGTCAATAAAGCCATCGGTCCCGATCCCGACCAAACATATACAATTACTTTGTCTTGCGGACGCTTGACAACCGGCGTAAGCATCAAACCGTGGACTGCCGTATTTATGATGACAGGTTCTTATAGCACGTCAGCTGCACAGTACATGCAGACAATATTCCGTGTACAGACACCATTCACGCATAAAGGACGGATAAAGGAACAGTGTTACGCTTTCGACTTTGCACCTGATCGTACACTTCGTGTACTCGCAGAAGTGGCGAAAGTATCATCCAAGGTAGGAAAGACTACTGACGAAGATAGACGTGCACTAGGCGACTTTCTGAACTTCTGTCCGATTATATCTATTGAGGGTAGTCAGATGAAGCCATACGATGTGAAGACAATGATGGGACAATTAAAGAAAGCTCAGATTGAAAAGGTAGTACAATGCGGCTTCGAGGATGGAGCACTCTATAGTGATGAACTTTTGAAGTTGACCGACATTGACCTTGCTGCTTTCAAAGACCTCAAAGTGAAGATTGGAAAGACAAAAGCGATGGCGAATTCTGACGACATTAACGTAAACAAGCAGGGATTTACCAATGAGGAATATGAAGAAAAGGAACGTTTGGAGAAAAAGCTCAAACGTGAACGCACTCCTGAAGAACAAGCTCGTCTTGACGAACTAAACCAGCGTACCGACCAACGGAAAGAGGCCATTAGCATACTTCGTGGTATATCCATCCGAATGCCATTGCTGATATTCGGTGCTGATCTTACTAATGAAGATGAAGAGATAACACTCAACAACTTCTCTACGCTCATTGATGATCAGTCATGGGATGAGTTCATGCCAAGGGGCGTTACCAAAGAAATCTTTGAAAACTTCAAGCGTTTCTACGAGCAGGATGTGTTTCGTGAAGCGGGAAAGCGCATACGTGCCATGGCACGTATTGCTGACAAGTTTACTATTGAGCAACGGATTGAACGTATAGCCGGAATTTTCAACACCTTCCGCAACCCTGACAAGGAAACGGTTCTCACACCTTGGCGTGTGGTCAATATGCACATGAGTGATTGTCTCGGTGGATATTGCTTCTATGACGAAGAGTTTAAGACTGTTCTCGACGTTCCACGCTATGTGGATCGTGGAGAAGTGACACGGAATGTATTCCGTCCTGAAAGTCATATTCTTGAAATCAACTCAAAGAGTGGTCTCTACCCGTTGTATGTGGCATACAACATCTATCGTTCCAGAGTAGAAACTGTCAAGGCAAAGTATGGCGAGATAGGGCATGCCTTTGCCATGCAGCTCTGGGACTTGACCATTGAAAACAACATTCTTGTCATTTGCAAGACCCCGATGGCTCGCTGTATCACACGTCGTACCTTGGCTGGCTTCCGTGACACAACTGTGAATGCTAAGTATTATAAGAACTTAATCGAAAACATAACCCAGTACTCTGACCTCGTAGTAAACACCTTCCGCAATGGAAAGAAATTCTGGAATCTAAAAGAAACTGACAACATGAAGCTGGATGCAGTTATTGGAAATCCTCCATACCAAGTAATGGATGGAGGAAACAGCGCAAGTGCGTTGCCTGTATATCAACACTTCGTCACATTATCAAAGAAACTCAATCCTCATTATATATCAATGATAACCCCATCACGCTGGTTCGCTGGTGGGCGTGGTCTTAACGAATATCGTGATGAAATGTTGAATGATAATCGTATGGTGGAAATTATTGATTATGCCGATTCTAAGGAATGTTTTCCAACGGTCATAATAAGTGGTGGCATTAACTATTTTCTATGGAGCGATACGCACAAGGGCTTGTGCCATATCGTCAATGTTATTAGAGGTCAACGTAACAAGATGGAAAGAAAGTTGAACGAATATCCAGTATTTGTGAGGTCTAACTTGTCTATTAGTATTATCCGCAAAACTAACCTATCCAATAGTAAAAGCCTTTCATCTTTAGTTCTTCCGTCCAACCCCTTTGGCTTCCGAACATATATAAGAGGCGAATCTGAACCATTCAAGGACAGTATTCGCTTTATTCATAGTGATGGCGTTGGATATGTTGCTCGTTCAAAGGTATCTAGATGTAAGGATGCAATAGACACGTACAATGTTATTACAACGAGGGCGATGTCTGGTGGAAACAAGCCTAATGTTGATGGCAGTTATCAGATCATTCCAGCTACAATGAAGGTTATGCGGGCTGGAGAAATTTGCGCTGAAACCTATATTTGTATTGGACAATTTGAGAAAGAAGAGAAAGCTGAGCATCTAATGCATTATCTTTCCACTAAATTTGTTCGTTTCTTGATGCTACAATCTATGACGTCCATTATGATTAGCAAGGATGTTTTTCGCTTTGTCCCACTTCAAGATTTTGCAAAAGATTGGACTGACGAGGAACTATATAATTTATATGCCCTTACACGAAACGAGCGTGAATATATCGAGTCCATCATCAAGCCTTTAGGCTGATAGGGACTTCCTTAAAATGCTATTATAGGAAATCCACCATATCAGCTAACTGTAGCAAAGAAGGATACAGAAAACGGACAAAGAGCTGTAACAAACATCTTTCATCATTTCCAAATCATTAGTGATAATATAGCAAGATATACGTCATTAATATATCCTGGTGGTCGATGGATTCATCGCTCAGGAAAGGGCTTAGGGAACTTTGGTTTAGAACAAATCAACGACCCCCATTTACGGAAAATAATATTTTATCCAAATGCAAATGAGTTGTTTAGCCAACAAGGCATACCAGATGGGATCTCTATAGTGATGAAGGATTCAAGAAAGAAAACGACAGGTTTTACCTATGTCTATTCTATTGATGGAAGGAGAATTGAAGTGGAAGCTCTAAATCCAGGTGAAGATTTAATGCCACTTAATCCATTGGATGTTGATGTCGTCGGGAAGATAAACTCATTTGTAATATCCAATAATCTTGCATATCTGCATGATTCTATTTTTCCCAGAACACTCTTCGGAATAGAAAGTAATTTTGTGGAAAAAAATCCTTCGCTTGTATATGAATATAAATCGGATTCATCTGTAAATTTCAACAAAGAAATTAAGCTATTTACCAACGACAAAGCAGGTAAGAGTGGAAGAGCTTGTTGGTTTGTTACCAGCAAGGATAATATACTCTCAGGCAAACAATATCTCGACAAGTGGAAAGTGGTTGTATCAAGTGCTAATGCTGGAGGACAAAAGCGTAATAATCAGTTAACGGTCCTAGACAATCATAGTGCTTTTGGCCGTTCACGTGTAGCGCTCAAAATCTTCGATACAGAAGCTGAAGCCCGAAATTTTTACAAGTACGTCAAGAGTGAACTTATTAGGTTTGCATTCTTAATGACTGACGAATCCTTAACTTCATTGGCAAAGCAAGTGCCAGATATACAGGATTATTCAGACACTAATCCCTATATTGATTTTACATCTGATGTCAGTAAACAACTTTATAAACTATTCCAGATAGAATCTGATACACAAAAACACATACGAGAAATACTTTCAAAGAAAGCGGAGTAACAAGTATATTTCTATCGTTTATAGTACGATAGAGATATACTTTATTCCATTGGCTTAATTACACTTTCGATATAAGCAATTTCATCTGATGTAAGGCTATATTTTTTGTATAGTTCAGTGTCCGTCCATTGGCGAGAGAAATTTTGTAAAGGGATTAACTGGAATTTATCCTTTGCAATATTTTGGGTAAGAAGAATTGCTGCGAGTAAGAAACGTACAAATCGTGTTTTCATATACCTAACTTGGTTTTCTGCTTCTTCTTTGTGGTCAAAACATGACAATAGTAGGTAGGATTCAGAGCAAATCTCATCTGGTGCAATTATTATAATGCGTGAAATTACTCGCTTCATACCATTAATATCTGACTGTCCAGCATGTTCAGATCCAGCTTTTGACATAATTGTTTTCCACTTGCCAACCTGATTCACATTTGAACGAATATCCTCCCTTTTTACATACCCCCAACCTTTACTTGTAAATATGCGTACTGATTCTTTAAAATATTTGGTTGAAAAATTACTATTGCTTGCAAATCCAAACGGATTACGACTATACACCGTAGAGTCCATTGTTCCTTCATTCAATGCTTTAACCTTGTTGATGATTTCATAAGCAATCATATCTCTTATAAATACATTACCCTCTGAAAGACGCCTTGTATTTGATATTCTTGACTTATCTTTATAACTTACAAAAGTACATTGCCCTTGATACTGAGAAGACCAATTGAAATAGCATACTCCACCTGCTATGTCAGCCGTAGGGAACAATAATCTTGAATCGTCAAAGTCAGCAATAAATGCAATCCTATTATCATTGAGCATCTCATTTCTAAAATCATCAAGCCCTTTTCCTCCAGTGTACCACTTCGCTGGCATAACCATGGAAATATATGTAGGCTTCATTTTCTTAGCAATATCAACAAACTTGTGGTACACGGGGATAGCACTACTGCCAATTCCTCCTCCATCCATTACCTGATATGGTGGATTTCCTATAATAGCATCTATGGTCATATTGTCGCTTTGATTGATTCTCCAAAAACGCTTGCCGTCCTTAAAGCAGTTTACTACAACGGCTGATTTTTGGGTTATGTTTTCGATTAAGTTCTTATAATACTTAATACGAGAAGGTAGGACTGCAAAACATATAGCTTATGACCATGATTATTATATATGATAGACAACTTTATAACAAACGCAACATCATGGTTGAAAAATTCAAAGATTTTCTCGTGCTATCGAATATGGCCGAGAATACTATCACTGCCTACATCTATGCAGTGAACGATTTCAAATCTCAGTACAAAGAGCTAACTAAGGCAAACTTGGTGCTTTACAAAGCGTATCTCATTGAAACATTCAAGCCTAAAACCGTAAACTTACGCATCCAGGCATTGAACAAGTATCTGGATTTCATGCGCAAACCACAATTGTGTCTGAAATCGGTAAAGGTGCAGCAACGCACCTATCTGGAAAATGTCATCAGTAACGCTGATTACACATTCCTGAAGAACAAGCTAAAGAAAGAAAATAATCTGGAATGGTATTTTGTTGTTCGCTTCCTTGCCGCTACGGGTGCAAGAGTTAGCGAATTGGTGCAACTGAAAGTGGAACACGTAAACGTGGGTCATTATGACATTTACACCAAAGGTGGCAAGATACGCCGGCTTTTCATCCCCAAAAAATTGCAAGAAGAAGCTCAGGAATGGCTTAACAAAAACAATAGGGATAGTGGTTATCTATTTCTCAATCGCTTCGGGGAACGGATAACGACAAGAGGCATTGCACAACAGTTGAAGAGCTTTGCCGTGAAGTATGGTCTCAATCCGAGAGTTGTTTATCCGCATTCCTTCCGCCACAGATACGCCAAGAACTTTCTCGAAAAATTCAATGATATATCTCTTCTCGCCGATCTCATGGGGCATGAAAGCATAGAAACAACCCGAATATATCTGCGCCGAACTGCCAGCGAGCAACAAGCAATAGTGAATAAGGTCATAACATGGTAATAAATAAGAATGGAGATGTCTCAAAATGAAGATACATCTCCATTCTATTTAGTTGATAGGTATTTATCTATTTCTAGTTATTCACCTTACTTCACTTCCTCTAAAACAACCACACCTGTAAATCAAATAGTTATGTGTTATATCGTACAAATATGGTTATTTTGCCCCCTCTAAAATCATTATTCTGCATTGAAAGGTGGCAGTAGCTATCAGCCATGGGCAGTAAGGAAAAACATGCTCAATAGCCGGAGAGGAAGATTTTCCTGAGATTCCACAAGCAGAATACCGGCATTGACCGGAATGAAAACCGGCGGTTACCTTTGCCGAAAAGTACAATCTCTTGAGATCGCAGGGCGGAGAACAGAACAGCAACTACAAAAGGGATGGATAGAAAAGAAAACCTGATTATAAAAGAATAAGCTGTAAGAAAGAATAAAAATTTTGCAGAGAGAAATATTTGTTTTATCTTTGCATCAACATGCTTACCCCGCTTCCCGTAAGAACAGCGCGCTCAGGGTAAGCTTTTTATTTTTATAGCTATGACAAAAATTCCATACCCCAAGCAGCTTACATCCTTTACTGATCAGATTGAGTTGCTAAAACAGCGTGGATTGGCCTTTGCAGATGAGACGAAGGCTCTTCATCTTTTAAAGAACATCAGCTATTACCGATTGAGCGGTTATTGGTATCCTCTGCTGATAGATAAGCAGAATCATATATTCCGTCCGAAAAGTACCTTTGAAACGGCATATTCACTTTACAAGTTTGACAGTGAACTTCGGAAGCTTATCATCGCCGAACTTGAAAAGATAGAGGTAGCCGTGCGCACGCAGACAGCATATATTCTCTCTTCCATATACAGTGCCAACTGGTTTGAGGATGCTTCATTGTTTTCAAATCCAGTACGCCATGCCAAGATATTGGTAAAGATAGATGAAGAACATCAGAGAAGTGATGAAGTGTTCATAACAGCTTTCCGTGCAAAGTATTCCGACCACTATCCGCCAAGCTGGATGATCATGGAAATTGCCTCATTCGGCACATTGTCTATCCTATACAGTAATCTGTTGCCCGGACAGGCCAAACGTAAGATTGCTGCCTACTTCGGACTGGCTGACAGTGTCTTTTCCTCATGGCTTCACAGCATTGTATACATCAGAAATATATGTGCTCATCATAGCAGATTATGGAATAAAGTGTTAGGAGTGCGGCCGCTAATGCCTCGTTCTCCTCATAATACCTTTATCCCAATTCCTGCAAGTGGAACACAACAAGTGTATTTTATATTAAGCATGATTAATTATCTGCTTAACACAGTCAACCCGAATCATTCTTTTATTCCGAGATTCAAGGAGCTTCTGAACCGTTATCCTATGGTAGATATAAAGGCAATGGGATTTCCTGCAGAATGGGAGAATGAGATCCTTTGGAAAACTATAAATATGCCAATACAGCAAAGGTAGTTTCCAAGGCAATGGCATCATCAAACAGATTCCTGAAGAAAAGAAACGCTCTGAGATAAAAAAAATACATACATAATATTGAGATGGAGAATGATATCTTTAAAAAAGCGCTAAGCATCATTTCATAAGAGCGATCGTTGATTCATGAATTTATTTGAATGCGAATAGATATATCACTAATTTGGCAATAAACAACCTCTATTGCCAAATTAGTGATAAAAAATATTCAGAAGAAAAACCAGGCTTGAATATTACGCTTTCCCAGACTTGTTATGCGCGAAGTAAATAATTAAACCATTGACAGAAAAGTTCATTTTCTATAGACTGGAGAGTAGAAACATTAAAAGGGTGTGCTATTTAGTTGATGCACCCTCTTGGGCTATAACACATTGTTAATCAATGCTTGTATTTTGGCAAAGAACTCAAATCCTACATAGGAGACTACATATAGATGGTAGAACCTTGAATTATTTGTCTGGCAAAGGTACGCAATAAGTTGGATACTTTTGAGACTATATAGTCCAATTATTAAAGATTTCAAGTATCTGAAGATTAAGAGTGTGTATGTAGCCCCCTTAAAAAACTACACCGGAACTATCTCTGTTGATTGGATAGTTCCGGTGTTATGTATTAATAGGTATATGAGCTATATTATAAGGTGGAATGTACCTTACTTGATTTTACTCATGGAATCAAGGCTTTTGTGTTGAACAAAAACAATCACTCTTTTATCTGGGGTGTAACCTATGGCTCCAGTTTGGATATTATAGTATTTACGCCCTTTCTTAGCCTTTACAACAAACTTACCAAAGTTCGTCAAGCGAATCTCGTTCCCCTCTTCCAAAGACTCTTTAAGAACCTCTAAAAAAGGATCGATAATTTGTATAAGCTCCCATTTTGGATAACGACAGCCGCTATTTCTCAACTTATCGAATAACCTGTCTATGATTTCCTGTTTATTCATGCCTAATTATGTGTTTTAGAATGAATAACGGGAACAAAGCGGTTTGATGTGTATCTCTACCCGCTTGTCTGTTAATATGCGCTGTGCGGCCTGATACATGGGGAGTTTTTCTATCCCCGCTATCTTAAGTGCCTCAACTAGCATTGTGTTCTCAACCATCTGGAGATACTCGCTCTCCTTAATGGTTATATATTTTGTTGATTCCGATTTTATCTTCGCCATGTTATAATTAAAAAAAATGCTTCTCCGGGCCTCCCGGCAGGGAGAAGCTGGGTTCATAACAATCTAAAATCAATCAATTAACTTTTCTCTCCAAAGTCGGCTGGAGTCTCACCCCAACCGTCATTATCCCAGTGTCTGACTTCGATGGATTCGATTTCAGCAGCAAAGGCTTTCAGGAATATCTCAGCCCGTTTCAGTGCGGGATGCGCCTTTTTGGACGCTGTTCGTTTAGCCTGAAACCAAGCGATAGCCGTCATACTATCCGTATAGATGATTCTGGGTGTGTAGTGATTGGCGATGATATATTTCACCGCCTCTACGACACCCAGAAATTCTCCGATGTTGATGGTTTGATTTCCTATGCTCCCGCTGAATAGTTCTTCGCCTGTTGCAATGTCTACTGCCCGAAAGCGCGTCAGCCTGTTTTTAACGGAATGAGCGCCATCGGTGGCTATGCCACACTGAGGGCGCATCATTTGAGTGTGTAGTCCGGAATAATGAATCCGTCGTTCTGCATACGCTTAACAACCTGTTTGGCTTGTTTTGTCAAGTCTTCGATGACGAACTCTGGATTTTCAATATCTTCTCGTTCACGAAGGAGTTTTATGACTCCGGCCAGCGTGCGACTTGATGCACTCTTGCCATCCTTCGGGTCGAAGAATACGGTTTTGTTGCCGAAGGTTACCGTAACCTGATAAATACTCTTGGGGACGATTAGCGTGTCCACCTGCGCTTGAAACAACATGGGTGATGCTTTGACCACCACATATCCACTGCCGTTGTGCATAGGTTTCAGTTCGACAGCGTACAACTTGTTTGGCTGGATAGTTCCTTTCAGTTCTTCTGAAAGTACACATATCTTCTTACCAAAACGGGAGTCTTCACGAACTCCCATTAACTTCTGTGTTTTGGAGTGGCGGGACACAAATCCAATCAGTTCACCCGTCTGCTCCGATTGCGCAAACTTAATCTGCGTTTTTTCTACGATCATTTTTAATTCATCATTTTCAACTTTTTTCGATCAATTTACAATCTATTTTTCAGTCAGTATTCTCTTTGAGGAGACCAAAGTTATAGGATTTTTCTCACTCCTCCAAACTTTATATTCTTAATTTACTGATGGTTATAATTCGGAATATACAGTACAGTACCATATTTACCTTGTTTGCGTTCTGTCTCGGTAAAATGCGTATAACGTTCATCTGTTGAGGAGGTTCGCCAACAATCCCAGTAGCGGTATGTCCGTAAAGAATCGGGCGATGGAGGATATATATCAATTTCTTTTATATACATAACTCCTTGGTCGGTTCCATAGTAGGGTTCTGTGCATCCGCCGCCAGGCAAATCAGGATTAGGACGTAAATACTGGTCTTCCAGCCGTTGTCCAATCACAAAAATATTTACCAGACGAACATCAGGGTCTACGTCGAACTTTTTAGCGTATTCGGCTACCTCATAAATGTCGGTGTTAAAGAAATTGTGATTGAAATGATCGGCGACGGTTTCTACAAATTCTTTTTGGGCTTCTCGGATGTGTTTTCGTGAACTAATTTCCTCTGCCCTTTTCTTAGACACTGCGTTGGTGGTGTACCATAAGAAATCAAAGCCGACTCTGGTGCTGTCATAAACAGCGTGCCGGTCATACATTTCCCGCTGCTTCATATAAGTATCGTCCATCGGGTCGATCTTTTCTCCAAAACAGCTTTTGAATAATCCAATGATAACAATAAGAATTATAAGAGAAGTGGTACCACCAATCAAACCGACCAGAAAACAGCCGTCATTGATTATCCGTACTATCTTGCCCATTCTCTTCCTGTGCTATATTAATAACGAAACTGCCGGATTCATCACGCATCTCAGAGATGCAAACGGCATGTCCGGCATCCAACAATCTATTTGAATATTCTTCTATGTCTGACGCTTGAAACCTGACCGTTTTTAACTCATCTTCTATAAAAGTTTCTAAAGTGAAGACTTTGCCGATAATTTCTGCGTCTTTATCATACGCCTCATAATAATCTCCATTACGGAAGAGGATTAACGTGTTAGTTCCCCGGCGGCTCTTCATTTCTTTGAGCATTTTCATTTTCGCTGCCTGTTTCATATTCATAATTTTTAATGGCTTTTGTAATACAGCTATCACAGACTCCGTTATTCCGCCCCCATTTGTATGCGGTAACGAGTCTGCCACATCGTACACACTGTTTCCCTTTGCTTTGTTTATTACTGTAGATGATAAGTTCGATATAGCTTTTTGATACATCATACTTGTCCATCAATGCCTTGATTATATGTCCTTTCCTGAATCTTTTCTCTTTTGCCAAGCAAGTAAACTCATATTGGATAAGTTTACTACGAACCTTTTGGGGATCGAGACAATCTTGCATACGGGAAAGTAGTGCTAAGTCTATCTTTTTCAGTCGTGCAAGCATAAACAGCTCTTCTTTTGTTAGCTTTTGCTTCATTGCTACTATATACGAAAAACAGCAGTCTATCCCTTTGTTCGCAAGAGCATTATACTTATACGACATTTACAGGAAAACAAAGATATTCGTTTTTTACGTAATTAACTGCTGTTTTGCTTTTAATTGATTATTAATTAGTTGTAGTAATTCCTCAGTATCGGATACTAATTGTCTGTCTCCTATGGGATTTGCATTTTTCATCGGGGTGAAATATATTGCATAGTCGCCATTGCCAGGAACAGAAAATCCTCCGACCGTTGTTAGTCCAATCTTTATTCTATAATAGCCTTTTATAGGGCGATAAGTTTGTGTGGTAGGAATTTTCACGCCTTTTTTGCGTATGATTTCTGCCAGACTTTTGAAAATTGGAATAATGACTTCTTCCAAATAAGATGGAGTCTGAGGCAATATTGTCGATCCATTTCGATTAGCACACTTCTCTTCAATTTGGAGGAGAAATTCATCAATTCTCTTTTTATATGCGTCAGTTAATTCTTGAAAGTTCATTGTTTGATATTATTAAGTTGTTGTACAAGTGAATTTATTCGCTGCTGTAATGGCTCAAGTTCGATAAGCAATGAAGAAGGGATTGTAACATCGGTGATTGGGTATTTCTCAATCTGATGTATCAATCCCTTGATGTTTTACTCCAAACCCATTTGCAAAAATACCAGCTTGTCCCGCTGGTATTTTCGCAGTTGTTCATGTTGTTGTTTGTTCATTAGGAAGATTATTAATTACTTTGTGAATTTCTTTGATGTTACTTCTTACTCGATCAGCCGAGAATAAGCGTTCAAATAATTGTTCTATCGACTCGTCTTCCGAACTGTCGATATGATTTTTGAGCATATCAATTGCCACAACGAAATATAATGGTGTCAGAGGCCCCAAGTTTACCGCATTTTCGATCCGCTCATTCAATGTGGGCGGTTTGTTTTCCTTTTTCTTTGCCATACTTGTTTAATATTTAATGAAACGCACCCAATAAACTTGGTCGGCAAACATTTCGTCGTTACATTCTGCGGCGAATTCATCAGGAGTAAGTTTTCTGGTGGGAATCTCATATTCTACCTCACTCTCCCAGTCATAGATAATTTCTTTATTTGTTGCGTTGCGCTCAAAACAATCCAATGGATATAGAAAGACTGATAACTCCTTTTCTTCGGAAGATGCGAGAGCCTTAACACACTGGTTGTAAGTCTCACTTTCTTCAAAACGAGTGATTTCGAGACACGCCACATCAAGTAGCAGCCTGAGTGAGTGTTCGAGCGGATTGTTGTATGGATCTGTGTTTAAAGCTTCACGCTCTTCGGATAAATCTTGGTAATATCCATAGAGAGTCATCAGCCAATCAATATTGATTTCTGAGAGATGACGATCTGTTTCATCCTCGCCGGTTTTCGTATCTCGAAGAGTACAACTACCATCTGGCTTGAAATCAATAAGCTGATATTTTTTATAGACTGGTGTTCCGGCTCCACTTCTGTCTTCATCCTCTTCTTCGACAAAGACAGTGTGTGGTAACCAACCATCGGGACGATTAGTTATTGCCGTGATGTTAGCGATAATATCTGTTTGTAACTGATTGAATCTTGTTGTGAATGTCATAGTCGTAATTTTATAGGGTTGTTTGTACTTGTCTGAACTTAATTTTCACAGCGACAAAATCGACAAAGAAGTCTTCCATTGTCTCGTTGAGAATGATTTGTCTAAGCCGTTTCATTTCCTCTTCTGCCTGCCATTGGGTGTTGAATTCATGGCCATATTCTTTGAACTCTTCCAGAGTTATTTCTCCGTCCACAAATCTCCGCATATCATCCTCCCACGCCACGTAATCACTGGAATGGTAGCCGTGCATGAATTCAGAAGGAAAATCAGTTGTATAGTTTTCCACTGTAGGGACTTCTGGAAAATTCCGCCATTCAGTGTTGCCAGTCGTTTGGAATTGTAGCTTTACAGGAGCGATTTTATCATTTCTTTGTTTTGCCGGAATAATGAGGGAGCCACAATCAGGGCAATAGACTTTGCTGTCACGGTCGGCGAAGAAAGATTCCCAATCTTCGCAATGAGGGCACTTCTCAATTACGATCTCTTTTTCAATGGTTGCATAAGATGGCCAAGAATCATAATCTGCAAGAGCTTGTAAGTAGGCTGAGTACTCCTCTTGCGTGTTGAATTTAACCTCTGAGACCACTCCTCCATTTAGAGAAAGAAACTTATCTAATGGAACCTGACCTGTCCATTCGTGGTATTTTACAGCATCTTGTCCAAATATTACTATAATCGATATCATGTTACTTTATTTTTAAGGTGAAAAAAGACCGAGAGTGATATTAATCTCGGTCGGTCAAGTGATAGTTTGGGTATTTAGTTAGTCCAGATATTCTTCAAGATGGTAGAATTTGGTGACAATAAAATCTTCCTTCCCAATATCTACAAAATATTTAAGGTCATCGTAGCTATTGAAGTTGAAGAAAATTTTGTCATCTTCGCTCTCAACTACATCCAACGAGAGTTTGATAATTACATCCAGTTGTGAACCATCGTCTTTGTAGGTAATCTGACATTTCAAATAGTGCGGTTCCTGCTTTGTTCTGTTTTTATAGTCAGCGTATGCTTTGTTGGCTTTGGCGAGAAGAGCATCTTTTCGCTCCTTTATCATCGATTGCATAACTTCGACCAACTCCTCAGCGTAGAAATTAGAGATTGGTAGTTCGTAGTCATCTCCATCAAAGGAGGCATTTACCATCAATGATTCATTTTCAGAAAATGATTTGATCTGGCAAGGAATTCCTGTTGCTGCTTCTACGCCACTGTATGTTCTTCCTGCGGGAGACTCTATCTCTCCACCATATATTTTGGCCAGAGAGAGCATCAACTTTCCTATTGTTTCCCGTGCCTGAGTGATAGTGCTTTTGCACTTGGTAAGTTCTTCTATTATGTCCATAATTTAATTGTTGTATTTGGGCTTACATCGCCTTGTTATTTGTAAATCATCATATCCAATACTTTTCAGTTCGGCCAGAAGTTCTGCATACTCACTTTCTTTGGCGGGAGTGGTTGCCGCGATTACTCCGATATAATCGGCATCAGAGTGTTGTCCAACGCGCATATAGGAGCCAACCATCAGATTTTTCTTATTGCCTTGTTCAGGAAATAAGGCGATGATATCACCGCCTTGCTTGAATTTGCGGAAGATTACTTTCATGTTGCTCTTACCATTATGATTCCAAAATGAGAATACCATCCTCTTTACAAAAATCAAAGCCGAGTTCTGCTGCGATGCGGTCATACTCTTCATCATAGAGTTGGTTGTATTGCTCTTGATATTCTTCTTTGTAGCGGGTTGGTGTGGCATCATCAGCTTCTTCGCCTTCTTCGATGTCTGGTTCAACAAATGCTTCAAAAGGCAGACCGTTAGCTTTTACCATTTTTTCAATGGCACAGTCGCTGGCTTGCTCCATGATGAGCGAGTTGATTTCATCTTTATTCACCCCGAACTCTTCGGGTTTGTAATCATTCAGGTCTTTCATTGTTCTAATTTTTAGAGTTATTCATTTTGTCCACAGATTTCCGTTTCAAGTTCAAAATCACCGACATTTCCAAAGTTGTAGTCTGTTTCGCTGATGATGTTTTCCATATCCTCATCGGTGATTTGATTTGTCTTGTCATTGGTAATATCAAGACGTACTGTGATATATACTGTTCTTGTAGCCATAACTTAAATAGATTTTATTTTCCATGTTCCTTCAAATTCCATATCATTATCGTTGTAGAACAAAGCACCATTACTATTCCCAGCTTGGATTAATCCCTCAATCTCCTCTTGTTCACGTTCAGGAATCTCGGACAGTCCCGGTTCGTCATAGGACCATTCAATGATATGGCCTGCGATCTCAGTTATTCCTGTTGATTTAGGAAGACTTAGAGTGTAGGTAATACTATTAAGGATTATACATAGCCAATCGATGTTTGTGCAAGCTAAGTCGAGATTATCACTGGTAAGGGTTGCAGAACTGCAACAATCTTCATCATAGACCTCAACTGCAATGCCGTTGCCCTCGATTGATACCACTTTTACACGGGAATCATAGCCGTACATTTCGTCGTTGAACCATACAACCCAAGGTACCTCATCTGGGTTTTGTGATAGTTGAAGCTCGGATAGATTGTTTTCTTTGAGTATACCAATAATGGCATCAGTGACTTCACAGCGTAATAATTTGGCACGTTCTTGAAATGAATTAATTTTTTCGTTCATATTTTGGATTAATTTTTTCGGTTTCTACTAAGTAATTTATATCTCGACCTTGTGTCTGGTTATAATTGATAAGCATTGCCATATCCTCATCAGACAATTTGCCTGCTCGTTTCATTTTCGATAAATACTTGTTCAGTTCATCTTGATTTGAAAATACTCCGACCAGTTCACGGCTGTTATGAGTATGCCAGGCATCTGTGCTGTATAGCATGATTACATTATCTGAATGTCTCATCGTTTGATTGGTTTGGTTAGGAAAATGATCTCTACTCGTTGAGAACGTATATATTCGATAGAATCAGCGGAAATGATTTGGTTATTAGAAATGAGACCTTGGTCTTCAAGCATTATCATATCTTCCTCCAAAATATCACAAATAATATCTCCGTTAAGGTTTGAGATGGCGTAAATCTTACCGTCCAAATCTTTGAGAAACTCCCTATCGTCTTTGTAGATGTAGAGATGCTTACAAGGAGCCATAATGATTCTCAGATTATGTTCCCGGAACTTCTCTGCTGTCATTCCGGTTCCTCTGAACAGGGATTTTGAGTTTGTAAAAATGCCCTTCATCAGTTGTCTGACGTACTCTTCATGGTTTATTTCTTCGACTTCGGCAAAGCACATTGCCAAGTCGTCAATAGTAACTTTGAAGTCATCCGGTAAGCGATTCCCAAAGCGATCTTGATTGATGGTACGGCGTAATTGTTCATCTTCCATAGCATTGCCAAGTCCGGGATATTCTAAAAATAGGTATTTGTCCTCATACATAGCAACGCCAAAGGCATCAAACAGATAGGCTGTTACCTTTTTCTCGTCAAATTCAGGGAGGTCGGGAGTGTTTAACTCCATTTCGAGAGACATTAGCCCACCCAATGCCTCGATGTGTTTTGCGTTTATATTCATCGTTATACTTATTTGTTCGATTTTAGAATAGTGATTGAAAAAACAAAGGGGTGAAGAAATTCACCCCAATTCAATTATTATTGATTATCAGTTCAGATGGCAACCTGCAATCCGGTCGGAAGTACCAAAGTTCCGAAATCTATACTTTCTGTATGGAACTCTTTTAGTTCCTCTTTGAGTTTGTCTAATGACTCATTGCGAACCACCTCTCCGCCAATCAGTGTGGCGAAAGATATCTGTTCTCCGAGCAGTACGTTTGCGTAGATATCAATACCATATTCGGAGCCTACCTTTTTAATAGCAAAATAGCCATTGATTTGATAAGGTTTCAGAGCTTTGCTCACAGTTGGCTTTACAAACGAAGCATCATAGTCGGCAATCACCTTTTCGAGCCACGTAGTATGGAAAGTGTCGATAGACTTCGAGAATATGACTACCGGGCGGAAGGATTGAGGAGTGCGGCGCGTCATGGTTATTACGGCAGATGCTCGATATCCCCCGTCACTGATTGATAAGAATGAATTGCCCACTTTGCAGTAAGTATTCATTTTTCGTTGTTCTCGGAACTTTGTGTAACTCAACTCCCCTCCGACAAAATCGCTGTTCAGTCCTGTCTCGTCCTCAAAGTCTTTGATAAGCATCGCTGGGATATATTGGCGACAATAGTTGTGATTTCTATAAATCTCATATGCTTTCTCCAATGAGATCAACTCAATACGAACGTATTCAACATATTGGGCGCTGTACTCTAATACATTGTGCACAATCTCACGGGTCTGTAACTCTTTAGGTAACTGCTTAAACCAACGAAAATTTGTTCCATATTTCATACAGTATTCTACGAAGTCCGGTGTCCATATCGTATGTGGAAGTGCCGGCAGGTTACTATTTTTCTTAATGTAAGCCTCGCACACCTCTTTGGTGAGTAGATGAGAGAGAGTGTCGCTATCAATCACCACAACCTCGCTATTAGGCTTGCTGATGGCAGCTATTAATCGTTGTGGTGTCTGAAATACATCTGGCAGTTTCTTGAAAGCGTATGGCACTACCTCAATGATCTTGTCAGCCATCGCATCATCAATGACAGAGAAAATAGCCGCCATAAGTTCTTGGTGTTTCTCCTTTTCAGCTTTTTGTTCAGCAGTTTGGATTCCGTTATATGAGTATGAAGATGGCTCGTGAAACGATATTTTTTGATTTTCGATAGCAGCCATAAATACATCATAATCATAGAATTGTTTAGGTACAAGACTGAAATCTTTAGCGGCAACATTCAAATAGTACGTTTTCGCTTTATACTTATCCGGAGTGATAAACACCACATCCTCTTGTTTAAGATTCGTAGTAGCCAACTTAGAAAAAAACTCTTTGGCTTTTATCTTGATTGGGACATACGAGAGAAATATCTGTACCGGTTTAATATCCGTTTTGGTTGAAGAACTGTGATAGCCACCCCTACGTCCATAATTTGATACGGTTTCAGAATAGATGCTTTTTACTCCTTCAATGGCAAGTTCTACCGACCAAACTTCCGGTGCGAACAAATGTAGATACTTTAAGTTTTGCTTTGTTCGACTCAGCATTGCTTTCAGCATTGTTTTACTTCTAAACTCAACAGGTACGTTGATAATGTTGGATATATCTTTTTGTACGGCAAATTCGCATATCTCTTTGGTGCGAATCTCTTCTGGTAAACTGGATAATTTAAACCCATAGTAGCTGTATGAATTGCTATTTTTCTCAATAACGCTAACAACAACCTCTCCTGTCAGGTATTTATGAGGAAGGCAGTCTAATAATTGAATATTTCCCTCTTCAATAGCAGCAGCTGCTATTTCGGGAGTTATTAGTTCTTCGGGGAGGTTTGCTACCGCTTCATAGATTCTTTTTCCCATTTTATTATTGATTTAGAGGGTGATTGATTGTTGTGATAAGCCTGCCCTTACGAAAGACGAATATTGGTATTTGCTCTTCGTTGGATTTGGCTACGATGTCATTCCAATATTTGAGTTCCCTGGCATATAGGACTGAGAGCTCTCCTTTATCGTTTAGCTGCATGAATTCCAGTCCTTCCAATGAATTTTCCGACAAGTTGGGTAATTCCGTTTCCGGCAGATAAGTAGAAAGCCCATCGGAATAACGATAGTGCCAATTATCATCCTTAAAAAGAAATAGATGTCCATCAAGTTTCAGAAATTCAGCTTCACTGCTATATCGGGGCAGATGTTTTCCCTTTTTTTCTTTGTCATCTCGAATCTCAGCTCTGCAATGGATGCAGTCATAACCTTCGTCCCAGCTATATTTGCCATAAGGCGTAGCTCCAAGCCCAACAAGGTTGCCAAGTTCAAGTAGTGCCTCGACACGTTTTGGGGTTGGATAGAAATTTTTTAATTTGGAAGCCACTCCATTGTAAAACGGAGTCCACGAGACCGAAGTGTATTTGATAACTTCGCTTTCTTGTTGTTTGCCAATATACAAGCTCATAATTTTATTGATTTTGATTGTTTAACTTACTTTTTGTGCTCCCCAGCGAATGTGGAACTTACCTTGATCGTCCTGTTCACGACGGAAGAGGGTTTCGATGATGTCCGGTGAAATGTCGAACTCCTCAAAAATTTCGGACTCCTCTTTGACTTCGCCGCTTTTGATAAACTCGTTCAGTCGCTCTTTGGTGAGTATCAACGCCATTAGATTCTGCTCAATAGACTCCTCGTAGGTCAGATAGTGAACACGGCGCATCCCAACTGAGTCCAGGCGTATAAAGCGAAAATAAAACTGCTCCATTCGAGGGATGTTCCACTGGAGAGACTCGATTATAATGTCTTCACAACTTGGTACGTTTGCTGAACTTTTCAAACTTTGCTGGGTACAGACCAATAGACCGTTCTCTGTTTTCTCGAATTTATCGAGTATCTTCTGCCTCTTCTTAAAATCGACATTGCCACGAACAACAAACAAAGGACGTTCAGGGAAACGTTCACTCAAAAAATTGGTGTATAACTCCACCGCGTCAATTGAAGTACATCCAATTGCCACTTTCCCTTTGAGTTCATACCTAAGTTTGTTTTCGATGGTAATTGCCTTTTGTGGGTATGGCTCTCCAAAGTAGCCGCTCATTTGGTGCGGAACAGAACATGCTTTGATAAGAAGTTGTATCTGACGTACAAGATTCAACTGAGACTCCTTTTTCTTATCCTTAATGGGATTATAATAGAGATGCAGAATCTCGTGGAACTTTTCAAGGATAGTTCGATAAACTGCTCGTTCGCCATCGCTCGGCGTTACGGTGTAATTAATAATTTCGTACTTCTCACCTGCAAACTCTTTGAACTTACGGGTGATGATGGTCTTTTCGATAAGAGCAGCCAGATGTTCTTGGTTATATACGTCTTGGTTTTGCTTTTCGATACCAAACACCGAAGCTTTGCCCGGACAAAAGCAAGCCTTAAAGAGTGTCGAACCACCACGAGCCGGAAATGGTTCGAGGTAGCGGTCATTCCGTTTCATCTCAATCTCTCCGTCTTTGTTTTGGAAGTAGACGTAATAGGCATCACACATCATATTGACAGAGTTGTTATACAGCAGTTCGAATTGAGAGTATAATTCTCCAATATTGTTTCGTGTAGTTGTTCCAGTTGCCAACAACTTATACTTGGCACGACGGAAGATGTTGAGCGATTGCCTTGTGCGCTGTGCTGACGGATTCGTAATCTCATCCGATTCATCGAAGAGCAGGCAGACTTTATTTGAACGTACTTTCATAAACTCCTTGAGCGGTGCAACTAACTCACCAATCATCGTGAGAGAAAGAAGAACATAATAGCCCTTGGGAATATTTACCAGATGTTCCGGCTTGCTGGCTATGATATATTTTTCACTGTGGCGTTTCAAGAATGGCTCCCATGTCAGATGGATGGCGATTGCAGGAGCAAGGATAACCGTGTTTTTAACATTTATCCTCCTGTGCTTGCTATAATAGTAGGCCACTGCCGTTTTACCAGATCCTTGTTGCCAATTAAGCAGGGCATATCTTTTTTGAAAGACCAATCCCATGTCGTGTTTTTGCAACTCCGTGAACGAGCAAGCCTGCATCTCCTTATTAAAGAATGTCAGGGTATTAATATCTTTATCCAACGCCTCGTCCCGCTTCATTGTCGGAAAAATGCTCGATTGCAGTTCATACTCTTTTCGTTTACGTTCGATATATTTCTCGGCTGCTGCATATTGTCGCCTTAGCTTGGCGGTCATTTTTTCGGGGTGTGGCAGTGTTTTTCCAAAAGCCAGAATACCTTTGAGTGAGACTGCTGTTACCTCAACCTTGTCCAGCAGGCGAGGCGCATATCCTTTCAATTTAAAACCATAGTTTGTTTTGACCAATGCGACCTCTTTTCGTGGTACTACATTCTGGTTTTTAATATACCGTTTCAGTACGGCGAGCACCTTTTTGTAGGTTAGTTTGCGTTTGTCCCATTCCTTGCGCTCATCAACTGAACAGCCTTCTGGCGGTCGTTGATTGCGAAACTTAGCGACTAAAGCTATTGATTTATCATAGTGTTTTTGAAGTGATTTGTGAGTCTTGATTTCGTAAAGATATTTTTTTAGCTTATACTCAAACTCCCGATTTTCTGCCGACACCTCCTCTTTGGCTTCCTGTTGGATCTGCAATTTCGATTCTGCCGTGATGCCTTTAGCTTCCGCAATTCGTTCGGCCAGCTCCTCCATTGAGACAAACTCCTCGGCGTTGTACGGTTTCATATCAATGTTTTTCGACTCCCGCATAAAGACCATAATCTTGGTATCGAACTTGTCAACACCCACGCTTTTGAAAGCATCAGCGGAGAGTTTGGTCTGTCCGATGAATGAGAAGTCCCGGTTTATCGCATTGACCTTGGAGCGTTCCCAGAACTCGTTTTGCAGAAATGACACTGGGACGACCATCATCATCAATCCCGACGGTTTGAGCATCCAGTACGCCTTATTGCAATAGTAATACTGCGATTGAACACCATCGAAGTCAAGATTGAACGGCGGGTTACCAATCACTATATCGAAACGTTCCTCCGGATTGTGAGTACATATATTGGCTAGTTCTATGTTTGCGTTGGGATATAGGTGTTTGGCTACTTTTATGGCATCCGGGTCAATGTCGAACCCATAGGCATTGTGCTCATTTGGTAGGAAGTTAAAGAAGTTGCCCATCCCACAACACATATCCAGTACCATCTCATTCGGCTGTGGTTGAATTGCCTCAACCATCTTGCGGCATATTTCATGCGGAGTAAAAAACTGTCCCATTTCGGCCTCTCGTTTTGCTTGAGCAAAGTCGTGATACGATGAGAAATCCGCTTGTTTTAGTTCGTGTAGACCTCCGATACCGGTGTATCCGTTATAGATTTCTTCGGCAGACATGGAGTTGCCAGTCCCTATTGTTGAAAGTATTTTTGCGTTGAGCGTTTTTCTGGCACTCTGTGATATTTGTTGTGGAGTTATTTGATACATTATCTTCTGGTTTATTACATTGATACTAAATAGCCGAACTCTCTGCGTTCCTGCTCACACTGCTCTTTGAAAGCATCTGTTTTATAAAAAGGCACTGTGTTCGATGCGTATTTCTCTGTCATCTCGCGCTTGAAGTAGTTAAAGTGCTCTATAAGCATGTCACTACCCTGATAGATGTCGAGAATATTGATAGCATCGACCACATCACCATCAAGGTTCACACGACTATTGCCATAATCTTTTGCATACTTCTTAAAGCCCTCGGCTCCAAGTATGCGAGCTATACCTTCTAAGGTTTGTACTCGTCTCATATTCTAAAATTTGATTGAGTTAAAAACTTTGTCTATCTCAGCCTGTCGAAGTCCGATGTAGACCTTTGTAATATCTATGCTTGAGTGCCTGAATATTGAGTTGAGCAATATTAGAGACTCGGCACTTCGACCATTGCTTTCGTATACATATCGTCCGAAAGTCTTTCGAAAAGTGTGTGTGGAGAATGCCTTGATCGGTAATCTGTATCTCACCCTAAACTTTTTGAGCAATCGGTTGATATGCTCCAAAGAATAGACTGTTTGAGTTTTTGGGTTTAAAAAAGGCGAACCTTTTTTATCGGGTTCGCCTTGTAGAGTGTATAGCTCTTTGATCTTTTGTTGGACGGAGGAGTTAAATGTGATCCGTCTTCCTTTCTGGGTTTTCTTCTCAGTCTTATCGAGAAATTCTCGGTTAAGTATATCCTGCCATGTGAGGGTTAATACATCTGAGGCTCGTAAAGCAGTACAAAAGGATAACCTGCAATAGAGCTCCCACATATATAGTCCATCATTATGCAGTCCATCTACCAATCGATTGAAGTCTTCTATCGACAAGTAGTCTGCTGTTGTTAGTTTTCCTTTGTCTCTGCTCATGGTTTTTTACGGTAAATTGTCGTTTGGGATCTCTTTTCCGGTGTAAGGGTCATAAACCTCACAAGACGAAAGACATTCGGATTCAATCCCCCATAACCCTTGGTCATAACTATAAAATATCTCTATCGGAATTGGCCTGAGCAAACAGTTTTCGGCTTCGTCCTCCGTCATTCCGCAATGCTCCATCAATTCCTTTTTCTTTCGTTGATATGCTACCGGTGTTTTGTCTGGGGATAGGTAAATATCAACCACATCGCCCTCGTCTTCAGTTATTCTAAGTTCGTCATCCATTATATTACATTTTTAATTATTCTTTTCAGCATTGTGAACCAAATAGATTAGCTCCACAATTTCAGCTTTGTTGTTTCTCATAAATTCAGCAAATCCATCGTCAGTAGATTCCAAGCCCTCTTCTTTACAATACTCGTGATACCGCTCAAACATGGCATCTTCAACGGAATGAGAGTTCACTACCATCCGATTGTAACATATTTCAGGATCTGACCAACTACCTCTCCAGATAAACCTTATTGGTTTTATGCCATACCAATATGGTAGTGATTCACGTCCTCTTTTTGTCGTAATCAACTGCCGCTTCGATGGGACACTCGAAAAACTCAAGCCTCCTTCCATAGGGGCTTTGTTGGTTTTATCTATGTATTCACTCAGTTTCATCTTTTGTGACCTACTCGTTGTTCGTACTTTGCCATTTGCTTCATAATCATATCACAGAACTTTTGACCATCTTCACTGCCGAGACCGAAGTAGTTAACCATTGCCATAATATTGTGACGATACTCGCTCTCCCATTTGATAGCGTAATGATCGCCCATAACCTTGCCGTACGTTTCGGCAAAAAGTTCGCGGGTGAGTCCTTCGCCATCACCGTAGTTATTGACCCATAGGCAAACTCTGGCAAGATAGTTTTGATTTAACTCATCCATATTATTGCTTATTAATCACTGATAATGGAACCCAAATGGCCTGAGAACTGAAATCATCGAATGCCTTGCCGTACTCAATAGATTCGCACAGTTCAAAGATGGACTTCTTTTCGTATTGCAGTTCGAAATATTCCTGGGATTCAGGCCATGTAACCGGAATAAAGAGTTTGTTAGCATCTGGCTCAGTGCCGGTGTGGGCTGTATAGAAGTGTTCTGGCACATACATCGCTCCGTTGTCCTCCGAGTTGTAACTGTCGTACCCAACTTCACAGTCAGAGAAAAACTTGCTATCTTCAGGATATTTGACCAACACATATCGTCCGGTCGGTTCTGTAAACTTCCAACTGTGATCGCAAGAGTGACAATCGTACATTTCACTTTGAGAATCAAATGTGCTGGCACCTTTACCGCACTTAGGACAAATAAATTTAGGGATTTCTAAACCTTCACTGGCAATGATTTCCATGCTCTGCCAGAATAGTTGTTCGCAGTAATCACTTTCCATCTTTTGTGCAAGCTCTCGCATATCTTCATCATCGACATCATCGACATCAAAACCTCGGTGTGTTAAATCTTCTCGGCTTATTGCGGTAATCTGAAAGTATGGCAACTCTTCGGTGAGCTGATTGAGAAAACTCACCTCTGAGGCATTCTTATTATCTTTTTTCTCGAAGTATTGGTGGAGATCTTCTACTAATTTTCGATTCATATAATTTACTATTTAGGTGTTTGCTTTGATTACCTGTTCATTATCGAGTCCGATAAAATTTGCCCCACACTCTGAGCAAGAGTACCCCTCTTCGAGGTTGGTGTCATCTACGTCAATCATTGCATATTTCAATGCTTCTTCCTGACAATCAGGACAAATTTTAGGCTCATTGGGCTTATTGTCGTTGAATTTGCCGAGCAGAGAATCCATAGACCAACCACACAGAGCTATCAGAAGTGCATCACAATCGCCATTCTGATATGCTTTGATAATATTGGAGCCAATGTGATGCGGCTGTTCTTCGTCACTATTAATTTCGTCTAATACAACTTCGGCAAACCTTTCGCACTTATCCGTGTCTTCAAGTATGGATTCAAGGGTGTCTCCGTTATCCTCTTCTGAACTATCGACTTTCCAATAGCCATAATCTGAACCATCTCCGGGGTGGGTTCCAAATGTATAGCCTTCCGGTGCGTATTGCTCAAGCGTTTCCAACAGCTCTGTAAATAGCCATGAGGCATCCTCGCTTTCCCACCAATTAGAGGTTTTATCTTCTTGTGCATAAGCGGGAAGTTGATCCATCAGTTGCACATACTCAGGGGTATCGCGAATGACATTCATAAAAGCAGGAATAAGTTCCTGATATCGCATCGTCCCATGCGACACGCTTTTGTCAAGTGTGGCGTGGATAGTATTTTGAGTTTTTTCGTCTATGAACATGTGTATATTATTTTTTGATGTATTGTTAGGTTGTTTTTTCTCTTCCTCGATAATAATCAGCTTTTGATTTTCCTCGCAGTTGCAGCACCAACAGTCGGCAGGCTCTCGAATCATCTCATCGATAAATTCAGTGGTGGTTTCGTAATTCTCGTTTAGTTTCACCCAAACTTTGGCCTGCACGTCATCAGACCCACAAACCGAACATACTATTTTTGACATATTATTTGATTTAGCCGCTTAGTACCAACTCAGCAGAACGTCATCATTGTTCTGGTCGCTGGTTGTGATTAAATTGTCGAGAGCTGACACAAATTCGTCAATGGTCAATCCGATTTTTGCCAACTCCTTAGTAAGGAACCCCTCTCGTTCCTTGAAGTAGTCAGTTTGATTGATAATTTCGTCTTTTAACCGTACCAGTTCACTTCTCGGCAGGTCGTATTCGTTATCATACTCATCTCCCTTGTTAGTGGTGATTTCGAACTCCATAAAGATTAAGTCCAACACCTCTTGTGATTGGTAGCCACATATAACTGTGGAAGTGTACTGCACTTGATATTTTTTTGCTATATGTAAATTGATACTCATGTATTGATTCTGTTTAATAATGATGTGATTACCAATAGGGGCATTTCTTTACTTGTTTGATGTGAGGCCACCTACTTGATAGAGGAGCCCTGGCATTTGCAGTGGGCTCCTCATCAATGTAGGGGCGACAACTAAATTTACTGATCCACCACATCGTGCCTGCCAAGCAATTAAATTGTTTACTTTCTCTTACGCCACTCTGAGACCTTTTTCTTGATATCAATATTGTTGTCCGCCAGCATCTTTTTCAAGACAGCAAACAGTCGCCATCCTTCACCATTCTTGTACATTTCTGCTTTGGGTGATAGAAATGCAAGAGACTGAAATTTGTCCAGACGATTTCCTGCATCATCAATGGCAACACAGTTATGGAAACGAACGAGGTTCTGCATTGTAAAGAATGCACCAGAACCTTTGTAGGCATCTACCCATGCTTTGCTCTGGGGTGTGTCACATCGCATATTGATACGCATTTCATTAAACTTTTTAGCCGCAGTGTATAGTTGGGAAGCGTTCTTTGCTTGTTTGATATGTGTTATTGCTGCGTATAACGGGTTATACAATTTACTTTGCAAATCTGACACGAAAATATTCTGGCTATTAATGCGCTTGTAAGGTACTCCCTTACATTTTTTCACATTCAGGTTATTCACACGCTCTTTTAGCTGTACAATATAATCATTCGCCATAGCCATAACAACGTCAGTGTTAAACCAACGATTACGATCTGTGAAATTTACGGCATCCCTTTCCGACATTTTCATCTGAGCGTATAACTCATCCATTAACATTTTCCACTGATAATCATAACCCAAACGATGAATCATGTTCGTCACACCTACCGGTTCTTTTGAACGATGAGGTGTATAAGACATCATGTGAAACATTTGAGCCATAACCCAGCGTCTGAACAGACGGCGGTTAGGGACTGTTCCTTGTTCAATGATGTGACTGAAAATAGGATCGTTGTCATCAAGCATGGAAAGTACACCATCCTTGTTTGAACCGATATACTCGCCACCGTTGGCCCCCTTCATGGCAAATAGATTATTTACATCCACGCCGGCACTGCGAAGTGCATCAATACGTTCCTGTGCTGTTTTGGGCAGTTTCGTTGAGGGGCTATGTTCCGTTGCTGTTACCTCCAAACCTAAACCCTTGCCTACAATTGCGATTACAGCAGTAAAGTCGCCCTTTGCAATTTCGGGCTTTGCGCCGCACTTGGGACACAACATTTTTGTCTCTTTTTTCATTTTCTTCTTTTTATTATTGTGATTAATTACAGTTAGTCTCTATCCAGTTTTTGAGTATCACCAAATCTTTATCGACCTTACTTTTCCAGAACCATTTGCCCATCTTTTCTGGGTTCCATTTAAACCCGTTGATAATCTGGCAGAGAACATATAATTCGAGTTCAATTTGTGCTTTATCCCGACGTTCACCATACAACATAGCATCATCACTTAAACTCCTTTCGGGCACTGCCATGAAATATTGGTGCGGCTTGCTTTCGCTGCGCTCTGATGGAACTGAGTTTTTATACCGAGAATACAGTTCTTCCACATTTGCGAAAAACTCATCTTCGTTGCAATCCGTCACCCCCAATTCACCTTCATATCTGCCGTCTTGTATGATAAACTTGCCGTTCAGTTTTAGACTTCGGGACTGGAAATCAATTCTGAAGTTTGCACCGTCCTCGACAGCTTGGATAGATGCTTGATAGATATTATTCATGTTTCCTCAATTATAAATTAGATGCATTCAAATCGCTGACGCATTACTTTATCATTCTGATAAATACAGTTTCTCCTGGTCCTGAACCTCGGTTATAACCAGGTTCAGGGACCAGGTATAATACTGTATGTTAAATTCGACTCCTTGTGCATTAATCGGTTGCGTTACCATTTCTCTTTTAAAAGAAAGTCTCAATTAGGATGGCACATAACTTTACTGTTTTTGATATGAGCAGCTATTCTGCTGGCCCCATCACGTCATATCGGAAGATATACGGAGATGACGTATGGTTCCAGCAGTTGCAGAGCTGCACCATTAAATTTCCTAATCTGGGCTTTCACTTTGTGCTAAGTTCTTTTTGTTGTGATTCTCAGAATATTGGCACATTCCTCTATGAATTTGATGTTTAGCGTGGCTGGAAGCCTAAGCAGCGGCGTCGTATAACGGTAGGGATCACGACGCCGCAGCGGAGGCTTATTGAGCACGATACACTAAATATTATTCCCTTGAATCACGTTTTGTGCTAAGAATAAGAAAGTTCTCATAACAACGACACATTGCTTTATACTCTTGATGTTACCCGCGTTTCCAGCTCAGAAGAGTCTGAAGGCGGTTTATGAACGGCCTTCAAGACTCTGTAGGAGCTGGTTCCGTACGCGGGTTGGTAAATTGTTGTTCCTTGAACTTCACTGATGTGTTTCAGTATCTCTGTGTGAATGTCAAGCAAGCGACACATCTCTTTAATCTCTTGATATTTACAGGTAATTCCAGAACCAAGATGGGATTCACCGGTTGCTAGACCGGTGAATCGTAATATGGGTTCTGGTATACATACCTGTAACATTAAATTCTCGCTCTTCATTCATTAACCGTGTGCTCGGCATTCCTATAATGATGAAACCAATGTGTTATACACAGTATGGCTTGTAAGTATGGCATTCTGCATACAACCAATTGTCAGATAGCCTGATATGTTATTGTTGGTCTTATTGCGGTTTGCTTTTACATTCCGCCCCAAACCTCGGACAATACAGCCATCGCCCTTTGTCTTGATATATCCCAGACCGCCTATCTTGCGTTTTCTTGTCTCGATGGCTCTTAGGCAATCCATCACAAACTTGTTTAGTTCATCTATATCTTTTCTGACGTTGCATACAGGTAGTATTTGTGTTGCCCAGCTAAATTCACCGTTACCTTTATAGAGATACCGATTCACGGAGTTAATAGCTTTTGCCAGAGTGATACCAGGCTTACGGATAGTTCGTGACTCAATTTCTTTCTGGAATGTTTTGATGCGGCTGGACGATAGAGAAATCATATTGCCTTTGATGCTAAACCCCAGAAATTTGAACCACTTGTCAGCCGTTAGATATTCCACTTTTTTAGGGTTGAGAGCCATTGACATCTCACTAAGTCGTTGTTGAAGTACGGTCATTGCTTTCTCGTAATCATCTCCGATAAAAAGCATATCGTCTGAGTAGCGTACATAGAAGCCATTCAGTTGAGACAACTCATCATCGAGGTCGTATAAGAGAACATCTGCCAGCCAACTTGCCACGGCGCAACCTTGTTTCAGCGACTGGAACTTACTTTTGAAATTGTTCTCTTCATCGAAGTATAAGTCGCAGTGGTAATATTTTCTCAATACGTCAATCAGGGCTGAATGGCCATATTTTGTTTCCACATTGTCAAATGCCTCGTCGATATATCGAAGCGGCACACTGTCGAAGTATTTGCTCAGGTCGGACTTCCAACCCAGACAGTCACCACTGGGAGCATTCGTGATTTGAAGACTTACCTCTTTTACAACCTTGCCGCATCCAATACCTGTTTGATATGATTTACAAGACTTATGAAGCATTTCTGGCATCAGGTCGAACAGCAAATCGTTGGCGATACTCAGTATTACACGATCCATAGGTTCATTGACGTAAACCGTGCGGAACTCGCCATTATCTTTTGGTATCAGTGCAGTATGGGGTGGAGAGATTTCATACTTGCCTTTCAGCATTGCATCGGCAATCGCCAGTCTGGTATGCTCATCAGTCAGCCGTATGAGTTGGTCTTTGCGAATGTCTTTGAACACTCCTTTCTCAATTGCTTTCGTCCATCTGTCGATGTCGAAAAACATATGCAAAATTTTATCTGCCATAATCTTCATTTTATTGGTTTTATTCAGAGTAGCTAGTGAATTACTTTTTTGTTTATTTCAGGGTGATTAATTTCTTTCGTCAGCCCAGATACAATTATTATAGCAGCACCCCTCACTATCCGTGTGAACACCAAATTGCACAGTTGCTTTGCCGAAGTCTGTAAGTTGTTCGTCCCACAATCTTTTGACGGTTTCTTCACCCAAGTCCTTTACATATCTCAGAGCATAATATTGAAACTCATGCGTTGTTTCATCGTAAAATGCAGTTGGATTACAATAGATTAAGCAACTGTTAATCATCTCTCGGCAACTTAGTTCGTCAGCAATATGTTTCTCTTCGTATGTTCTGTTGTTAAAACGAGGCAATGAATTTTTAGCCTCTTCAATTTGTTTTCTTGTCATTTTCTGGTATTTATTAATTTGATTTTGAGCTAATCAATCCAGAAAGTTCCGCAGTGTGGGCAGTGGCTTCCACAGGGAACGTTGTTATCATAGTACACCCCTCGGTGTCGGTTGTAGTCCATATCGCCAAAAGTGCATCCTCCGGCTTTGAATACCCGATTCAGTTCTGCTTCACGAGCAATTTGGTCGGCATTTTTTGATTTGGCAATAGTTTGAGGCTTTCGTGGCTTATCCATAGAGAATACAGGGGAGTCTGATTTATCCAACCAATCGCTGCACATTCCAAAGCAGTTCTCAAGGCTATATTTGTCTGACTCTGATGTGTAAAGGTTTTCTCTGACAAATGGGAATGACTTGTCGATTTTTAAATACTCGAAATCCCCGGAACCTTCTCCAGCGTTATACAGTGCGACAGCAATCTCTCCCTTAAAGTGAATCTGTTTAAAATCGTTTTCTGAGTCAGAAGAAAGAACGGCTGTAAGTTCATTACCGAAATAGAGCCTTAGTTCGCCGCCTCCCGATGCGTTTCTTACAATGGAGTCAATTTTCTCAGCTTCGGGAGTTCCTTTTTTGACACCTAACTTTTGTCTGATTTTATATGCGTCCATTGCATAGCTTCCATCTCTCCACGGATTACACATGAAAGCGGAGTGCCAGCCGTCAATTTCAAGTCCGAGTGAATAGAACATGGAGATATTGCCGGTGTTACGTAACAATTCTTCAACAGGTGTCGATTTATCATTTTCACAGAGCCAGTCCCGAATCTCTTCCTCAGTTTCTTCGTATAGCTCTTCGGTTCCATCTTGCTCCATCTTTTGACGTATCTCTTTGAGGTATTCGCCTTCCGGATAATCCCACCATTCCAACACCTTTTCATGTATTGAATCCAGTGAGTTCGAACTGACGGATTTTTGAAGTAGGTCTTTACTCTCACATAAGTTGTCTCGGTAATCCACAAAGTATAGATTCACGTAGCTTGGTAAGTATGTTTGAATTTGTGCATTCATAATGGATTTTGTTTATTGAATTCTACACGCTGTTTGTTTATAAATTCCTGTGTGTCTTTGCGATACATCCCGTCAAGTGAAATATCATACTTCACACCAAATTTCTGTTGAAGCATTGGGGTCATGTGTGTTTCCCAAAGTTCTAACCTCTGCATCTGCCTGTCGGATTCTTCCGCAACTTGGGTAGCAAATGAGAGTATGTTGTCCAGATTGCTCATGTTTAAGTGATTGAAAGGGTTTGCTTCACGGTGTTTAGCTTGGTTTTAGAGAAGATCCAGCCTGCTCCACATTTGAGACGGGCATTAAAACTGCCACCTAAATCACTCAATAGCCCTTTGATGGGCTTGGTGTCTCCAATAACGGCGAAGGATTTTTCGGAGTAGTCAATAATCTCGACACCTTGCACGTTCATGGATTTGGAGTCTGGTTTTGTAGCGGTTGATTTATCCTTCGGACTTGATTCAATAACAGGTGAAAAATCTTTCTCGTAAATACGTTGGTGAATCAGCGTTCTGGCTATCTCACATCTTTCTGCTACATAATCTTCCATTTCGTATGACTTACCGAGCTCTGAATTTAGCGAGACAAGTTCTTCGTTCCTTCTCTCATCGCTTATATTTCTGTCGATTGAGATATGACCAATGCCTCCGTAGCGTTTGATAAAAGGGCTGGTAATAGAGAATGAAGAATCTGTCATTCCATCGAATCCCTTATCTACAAACAATCGGGTGATTTCTTTGACTTGTGGCTCTGATGGTCCCTCATTCCACTCAACAATGTAAGAGTCATAATAATGCTTTCTGACAGAAAACTTTGTAGCTGGGAACTTATGCTTGAGAAGACTACGAAGATTATTGGCTGCGGTTTTTTGTCCATCGTTCTTTGTTACAATGGTGAGAAAGCCATATTCTTTTTCGATGCGTATTTTTTCCTGCTCTAATTCTGCGTTCTTTGCCTGCTCTTCTTGTAGAATCTCCTCACTATCTTTTTGTAGGAGTTTCTGAACTTTTTCACAATCAGTAACCATAGAGGTTTTGTAGTGTGACAACAATCCAGTATATCTCATATAATCGAAACCCTGAGCATCAACTGTAATTGCCCGACCAGATGGGGTACGGATAAGTGTAAAGAGAAAATATATAGTTTCACGTTCAAACTCTGAGAGATTGTCAGAATCCCGTCCTTCTTCTATATCATCAGAGGCACTTCCTCCATTATCTTTTACAATATGACCTCTGTTCTGATAATCAAGTGCTGTAAAATTGTCTTCGCTCATTTCGACAATATCCACGATTTTACCCAGTTCGAGTTTTTCGCTGAAGCTTTTGTGAGTACTCAAGTGGTATTTTAGCATATCCGTCAGGTCGTTAAATTTTGAACCTTTCTGATAGCTATATATGAAATCGCCAATATTGATTTCTCCGGCGGTTTTGGCATTGTTTGCTTCTGCTTGTTCTTGATAGCGAAGATAGTTCTCAGATACAGGGCGTGGAACGAATATAGGATCGCCTTTATCGCTTGTTCCATCAAACCAGTAGATTTTATGCCACTGGTTAAACTCTGGATTGATGTTGGTTTTGAGTAACGCAATCATTGACTCTCTGTCCAGTCCTCCTAAATTGCAGTTACCGCTCATTAGAAAGCAGGTGGCACCATTGTTCCAACTACCCTGTGTGATGCCGAGGTTGTGACCTTTGAGTACCAGTACACTATTGTCAATAGAGAGATAATACCTTTTGCGTTTTGCTGCAAATATGGCTTTGCCCTCCTGTATTGAATCGATTGTTATCTCGTTGATGGAGGTTGCAGCAAGTGAGTTTACTTTTATCACGGTGAGCTTGTCACCGGCTTTTATTTGTTCAATCATCGTTTTAGTTATTAGAGTTTATACTTAGCAGGCAAGCTGAGTGACGAAATACATAATATAATCGGATTCAAGCCCCAAGTTAGAGCAAGCATCCTCAAAGTCTCGGTCTCTTAGGTCGCCTAAATTTTGCATATCTCTGAGATGACGCAGTTCGTCTTCCAGATATTCTTCCGCTTGTTTCTTGTCGCAACTGCATGTGTTACAGATCCTGTCTATTATTCCCATAAGTTTATATTTTTATTGGTTGTTAGTGATTCAGTACTCTTTCGCAGATAGATTCTTGTTTCAAAACCATACTGAACCCAGACATATCGCTGTCTTGCGGCGATTAAGGTCCGTCGAACCTCCATAACCTCTTTCAGATTCTCCTTTATCGGATGGCACATTCTCAAAGGGTTGGCACCGAAAACTAAGCCTCGCACGTTTTTATAATGTTGGTAAATCCACCAGGTAGTCATCCGTTTTACAATGAGGACACCCCCAGAACTGACCATCTTCATCTTCCAGCCATTCCATTTGCTCCTCATTGCCTTGTAGTGGCAGTTCTGGAGCATCAAATTGCGGATTCCTGTCTATTAGAATCGTATCGCAATTATTGCATTTACACAAATAGTCTCGCTCCATATTATTAGGTGTGTGTTTGCCAGCCTTTTGTCGGTACTAATTGTACACACATTGACTGGTCGGGTGAACCATGATATACCAAGCCACCCACAAGACCTTCACGTCCGTCCGGGTAGCGTTGTACGAAAAGGAATGAGAGCGGAGCGAAGTCATAATGCAGTTCGATTTCACACGGGCGGTCAGGATTGCTGGTTTCCCAACTTTTTAATCTATCCAAACATTGTTGCAATGTCGGGTCGTTTGTTTCTGCGGCATGTTTCATTGCTTCGTCATACCGCTCTTGGCAGAATATTTTCATCGTTTTATTTTTTATGGATTATTCACTATGTTAATTTTGTATCGGTTCATCTATTAGGAAGATGAATTTTGCACAGTTTCCAGGCAAAGTACCGGCATCATTATGCCGATAAAACCCTTCAGTTTCAAAATCTACATCAACCGGGTGACCTTCTGATGTTTCCAGAAAGTCCTTTATTTGCTTTTGCTCCTCCTCACTAAGACCTGTATAGTCATCGTTGACAAGGGCACAAGCCCAATAAACAGGGAGAAGGTATATAATAGGATATGCCATAATCGGATTCTTAAAAGGTAAATTCCACATAAACCGTAGTTTCACCTTTGCGGAGCCGTTCATGGTTCACATCGTCGTACAGATGGGTGCTAAACTTTTTTGCTGATGGGATATACTCATCCCGAACCCACACAGGAGCAGTTTCAGAGTCATTCAGTCGGAAAAAATCACCCTTTTTGAGCTGGCGGACTGTTGCAGTCTCAGCCTCATCGTTAGTACGCATAGACTTCTTGATATTCCGATTCATATATCTCGAAATTATATAGGTTCTCTTCGTCACTGGCAAGGTTTTGCCAATGGTCACAAACAAACGATTGAATCACATCCAAGCAGGCATTTGTTTTCTGCTGGAGTAATTCAATCGCTCTATCTTTCCACTCGCCACTCTCGGCAAGTTCCAGTAATTTTTCTTCGCTCATATTCGTAACATTTTAAGAATCAATAATAAATTCATCCTCATAGACTTCGATAATCGCACCGCTACCACAGATTTCTACAGTCCAGCGGTTACCTTCTTGGCTGAGGATTAGAATGTTTCGATAGCCTTTGTATGGGGTTATCAGGGTTGCATATTTTCCTTGCATAATCTTTAATCTATTTGTCAGTTAATATTTAGTTGATTGGAGTATGTTAAATCTCCTGTGGGGGTTCGTCGTTCTCTGATTTATAAAATCGGTCACCTTCAGCCCATTTCATCGCTTCAATGTAAAGTTGAAAGGCTTCTTCCAATGAAAGTGAATCGGCGGGAATCAAAGCGAGTGTTTCGCCCATACAGACATCACTTTTGTGATATTCCTCTTTCACATCATCAAGTGTCAGTTTTTCTTCTTTACATATAGCTTCAATCTCATAGAAATCTTCGTCGCATGTAAGGCATTGAAAGGCATAGCCTTCAGTGGAAGACTTGGTTAATGCTTGTCCGCATTTAGGGCAGAATTTCCGTGTTTTCATATTATTTCCTCCTTAATTGATAGAGCTACCATCCAGACAATGTACATGATAGCATCTTTTCGAGTTGGTAATTCCGGATCATCACAGAGGCTTTTTACAGCCTTGAATAACTGCTCGTCAGAAACTTCTGCCAGTTGTTTTTGCACATACTTTTTGTCGGCAATAACAGAACACGCATCATCAGCTCTACCGGATTCGGGGACTGAATCAACATCTTTCCGAGTCAGCCCGACTTCCTTATGCAAGTAGTCGAGGTAGTAGTAATTAAGCCTGCTCATAGTCGATGTCGAATTTGAGGTGTAACTTCCGGCAAATCTCTTTTGCGGTATATCCTCCGCTATAATCCTCGCCGAACAATTCAAGGCTACCGAAATAGGCGATGAAATCATCTATCTTGTGCTGCATCGGGAACAATACCCATTCGTCCCAATAGCTGCAACAGTTTTCCATAAAGACTTTGAGATGTTTTTTGCCCCAGTCTTTCGTGAAGATTTCGTTGAGAGCAATTTCGCTAATCCAACCATAGCTGTATCTGTTCGTGCCGGATTTATAGACACATTGCCAGCTTTTTACGTTGGGCACATATCTGACAAGCAGACCATATTCAAACAGGCTGGTGGCTTTGTTGAGGTCGCCACCGTGAAAGGTTCTTTGCTTCATATCTTATGATTTTATTGGTTTCATTCAGAGTAGTTGCCCGATTACTTTTTTGGTTATTTTATCGGCAACATTTTTTTGTAGGGCACAAAAAAGCCGGAACACTTTGCAGGATTCCGGCGGGAAATATTGAGTCGCTTTAGGTGTTAGAACCCGAAGCATGGGACACGGGGACAAGACAATACAGCATAGGCTATAATTCCCATCAGTACCAAACCGGTAATAAATACAGTATTGGCAATCAGATCTTCGTGCTTCTGGATCAGGGAATATATTTTTTTCATATTGAGTTTATTTAGAGGCTGGTAAAAACAAAAAAGAGCATAAGACGCTGGTTCTATGCTCTTTCGAGACAAAATTGTTTCTGAAAAGTCCGGCAAATTACCAGACGTGTGAAGCGTTACGCGGCTGGTGTTGGTGGCAATGGTCTCCACTTATTTCGGAGAAACCGCACATTATACACCCGTTGCAATACCTCGTTTTTGAAGCTACACACAGTTACCGTGTCGCGATTCTCTTGCAATTCGCCACTCTCTTTCAGTCGCTGGAGCGTACTCTTGCACGCTTTGAAGTTCTTAAAGCAGCCAAAACTTTTGGTTCCCTTAACATCGTGTAATTCTATCATATTACCGGCATATTTATTTGTTGTTACTTTCTTCACGTAGTCCACTCTTTGCACCACATTTGATACTGGGCATTGAGCATTTATAGAGACGTTTCCATATCCTTACATCAATCGTTTAAGGAGATTCCACGCAGATTCACCGAATTTCCGGCATATAAAAGACCGCAAAGATTCTCCTTTGCTTCCTGCATATCCGTATCGGTTCATTAGGTATCGGACAAATTTGTGGGTAATAAACTCTAATTTGCCTGACCTGTTACTTGCTTGCCTGTTAAAATACGGCGATATACTTACTTCAAAATGAGCCGTAAAGTTGGCAGATACTTCGTTAAAAGCTATTAGTCTGTACATAGTCATAGATAATTCGGGCAGAACTTTCCCACTAAACTCGTGGAAAAATCTGAATGGATTACACGTTACCACATAGGTACGGCATACATAAAAAAGTAGCAGACAGCAGGTCTATTTCAACCCGCTATCTGCATACTCCCCAAACCAAACTAACTGTTACCACGCAGTTACGCAGCGGCTTGAGTTGCTTGCTGGTGCTTGGTCGCTGGTTTTTTCGCTTCTGTTTCAGTAACTTTTTCAATAGGCTTTTCAGCTTCTTTCGGCAATTCCACACGGAAACCGAGTGCGTCGAAACTTGCCTTTGTTGCGGCGTGAATTGCTTTTTTGTAGTCCCTTGCGGTACGTTCTAAATCCTTTTTAGTAGGAACAAGACCGATTTTTTGCCACACGGATTCCTCCAGTTCATAGCGTTTAATACGTTCGCCATTTTTTGTCTGGAAAATGATTTCAGTCGGAGTTGAGGCACGAAGTTTTGACCGGATACCGTCATTGTCGGCACGTAGGTCTGTTTCTTTCTGTTTTACAGCCCAGAAAGTAGCCACTACATTTTTCCATACACGGAATACTTCGTCCTGCGATTTGTCGGCAGGTTCATATTCAGCCCCGAAAAAATGTTGTGCGGTACGTGTTTCTACTCCATCTTTGTTGGTTGATTTGTACACCAATACCACACCTGCAAAGTTTGTTGCCAAATTTGCCAATTGTTCTGCATTTAACTTACAAGTTGCCATAATCTTTTAATTTTTAGATTGTTAATGAATTGTTTGAACCTATGCAATAGTGCATATTGAGGGCAGGCAGGGACTCGAACCCCACATTTTGCCAGAGTATAGCAAAACACGGCAACCTTACCGTCAGCCCATAAAAAATGCACGCAATTCATTCACCTGAAATGCGTGCAATTTTTTCAATATGCCTCACTCAAAAACGTGCCACATAGTTTGCTCCACAAGAATAAAGCGTTATATTTGCAGTGTTCAGACAGCAAATAGATACTATTCTGCATCGTGGCAAACCCTTTGGTACTCCAATTTCGCAAAGGTGTTTCTTTGGCACGTCCCGCACCTTTTCCAGTGCGGCAGCTAACAGCAAGGCGGTGGGCGGCTGGTGATTTCAGTGCATAACATTGGCATACACTCTTTCTCAAGCTCCGTGCGGATTGTTTTTCCCGCATTGTGAACTTTACTCCGGCTGCAACTGGGCAGACTTATGGCACTATTTTTTCACTACCTTGTTTCCATACAACTCACGCTCCCAAATTATTGCGTTTTGTGTATGCGGTCAAAGTACACGTACTTTGCCGTTCCTACTTGCTACATTGGTTTGTAGTTCCGTGCGGTGTGGTTGTTTAACACCCTCTTTAATCGCTCCAAAGCGAACGGACGTTTTTTGCTTTTCCAGAGTGCAAAAAAATGTTTCCAATAAAAAAACTCTTTTGTTTCTCGCTTTTGCGGTCTGTTTTTCTTTTTTTCCTAAAACTATTTTTTAATTCGTTTTTTGATATTGTTTTTTGTTTGCCGTTCGGCTTGTTTCGTTTGCCGTTCGACATGATTAAGTATAACACCGTTTTTTCAATCTCCAAACTTTTTGAATATTTTTTTTTCGGTGTGGCTCTTTGCATACGTCAAAAATAGACTTGAACACACACGCACGCGAGGGGGAGGCTGTAAGTAGTTGAATATCAACTTAAAAAGAAAAAGATTGATTTTTGAAAAAATATTTTTCTTTCTGTTTTTTGGTTTTGGGTATGATTATGAGTGTATGAAAAAATGAAAGATTATTCAACTATCTGATTATCAATGTATTAGAATTGTTAAGAAACGACAATTGAATAAGAAAATTATTTTTTACTTTCAAATTTTGAATATACAGAGAAAAGAGGTTTACTTTTGTACAAAGTAAACCGTCTAACTAATTGAAATACAATGGTGTGATAAAAATAAAAAGATGAGGGAGGGTGTGCCTGCCGGTGCGAGGTGTATACGTGAGATGGGGGTAATTTTTCAAGTCTCGTTTTAGGATTTACTTACTTATCGTAAGTAAGTAAACGGAGTTCCAAAGACACCGTTCTCAGCTCCTTAATGATGGGTTTTGACTTATACAGAGAATAGGATGCTTTGCTTCTATGTATATATGAATAAGCATGAGGTAAGTAACAATGGAATACACAAGAGCTTAATAGCCAGCCCAATTTATTTCATCAACTGTATATGTTGGATAGGGAATCTTTATTGTCGAGGTGTATATATTACAATTGACGTTTTTTCGCCTGGTTGATTTCCGCTACTTATTTGATATTTTTACAATGAAAAAAGCGAAGCGGGAAAATCTCACTTCGCTTTTCTGTTTTTACTCATCAGGTTGTTCCGGTTCTTCGGGAGTTCCCGGTTCCTCAACTGAAGGAACCAGCCCTGTTGCTTCTTTGTAAATAGGGCGAGGATGGTTCCCGTGATTCTCTGTGTCGTGCAGGGGTGCATCGCTATGATTTGTGAACGGTGGCATGACGAGATAACGCTCTATCCAGTCTTTGTACTTCCATGCGGAGATTTCCCGGAACCATACTTCATAGTCTATCCAGTAAGCTTGTAGCATATTGGTGGTTTGCGGCATATCGAAGTAGGTCAGGTTGCAGCGTTCGTTAAGTGCCGGTTCCTTACCTTTTGCATTCTGAATGGCAACATTGATGCGCTGGAAGACCTCGAAGGGTTCACACTCCTTGTCCGGATCGCTATTGTTCAGGTTGTTCAGAATGAATCGTACCCGCATGGTGGCCCGACCTTCGCCGATGCGTTGCTGCTGCACCAGATAGCGGACGTTGACAAAATGGATAAAAATAGCCGGGAAAGCGACCTCCATCTCCATGTTTGTGTCACGAATGATGCGCAGGTACTGTCCGTTATCAATAGCAATAGTTTTGAAGAACGGTGGTGAAGTCGGAACTTCAGGATTCTCGCGAATGGTGAGCAGTGCCCGTTTGACGGCATAATACATTTCAGCAAACGGGTTCTTTACCACTTCCTCTGGTGTGGTAACTTTCCTATTCTCAGTGCTAACCGGAGGTGTTGCTGTGATGGCTTGTTGCTTATCTTTTATCATGTATGTGGGAATCCTTTAAAAATTATTGGTGTTAATACTGAATTTATATGTTCTAAGACTTTGAGGCTATGACCGATAAACTGCCTCTGTACGGGACGGCGTGATGAGTATTGGTTCACGGTATATAGTCCAAATTTGGGGTCGGTGTTGTGTACTGCTGCATAACTTTGATTGCGTCCCCGTTTCTTGCCTCGTTTACCTTTAATGGCCTTGCTCTCTTCACTCGTCCAAATGTCATAACTATAACGACGACGGTAATCCCGTTTCCCGAAAGCACTGTATGAACCGTACTGCCCTTTTTCTCCTTTAATCTTACTTTTCAGTTCTTCCTGATCAATTAGAACCGGATGAGTGAATTTCTTTCCCCATTTCGACTCACGAGGAGCCCATTTTGTCCCACTGCCGTAGAAGCCACCTTGGGTAAATGATTCTCTAAAACAACTTAAAGCATATTCACCCGCCTCTGTCGCAAAGTCCTCAGCATTCTTAGCCAGTATGCTGTGCCACTGCTTTGATCTTATATCCTTGGCCCAGAGATTACAGAACTGTTCTAAGGTTAACTTGCTCATGCGATACCGAATTTACGTTTGATACGCAATTTTATTGCTTCAACTTCAACGGGGACAGAGATGGCAAAGTACACATGCGCCTTTGAGAATATCCGGCCACCAGTGGCAAGACTTTCCGAGAACACCGGATTTACCTTTCCTTTAAAATCGGGTTTTAAGATAGAGCCAAAAACAGAACCGTAACCATCCGAGGTCAGATAACAGCGGCACGCCCATTCAATCGGTGGTATCAGTTCCGGCGGAAATTCACTCTTGAGGTATGATATGCCATCAAACGACTGGTGCCATGCCCGAACCCGCTCATCGTTCTGGGTGTTGAAAGTAACTATGCTGTCCATCGATATGCCCATCCACCATGCTGCTATGGTTGCCGAATGTAGTACCTGAGCATTTTCAGTTTCCGCATAAGTTTCGTTATACTTCTGGCACACCAACTCGTATGTTTCCATCTCAGCAAGGCTTAACGTGTCAGGTAGTTCTTGCATCATAGCGACCTCTTCGACTGCTGCGAAATCGACCAAGTTGTCGATGGCTGCAACCAATGTATCGCGTTCCAGTTCCTCCCGCTCGGTGAGGTGAATGTTCTTGCTTTGCAGAATCTCCAATGCCCTGTCAAAGTCAATGCGTAGTCCGGTAAGTGCCCGGCCTATCAAGAACGAAGCTCGAAGAGATATGATGTCATCGAATACTTCAAGCCGCTGGGCACTGTTTTCGTAGTTATACACCATACGGCGAAAGGCATCCAGAATCAGCAGGTATTCTTGATGCGCTTTGTCGCCTGATTTTATTTCAACTCTCTCTGCCATTTGTTACTGTTTTAGGAAGTTGGCAATTTGGCTGCTTCTGGAATGGCCGTAGCGTTTATAATATTCTTCGTCACTCATCACTCGACGGTCATTGTTTGACTTTGATCCAATACCGGAGCTGACTCCACCACTTGTCATCGGGACAGCGTTTAGCTGTTTACCCACGTTGATACCGAACTCTTTCTCGATCTCATCGGCTGAGACCTCGTATTTATCAGTGATAAGTTGGTAGAGTTTGATCCGGTCTTCGTTGTTCATCTCAATGCGGTTAGAGTATTTGAACTCTAATCCTTCCGGGATGTAACCCATTGCGACCAGACGAGGCATCACCTCCTCATTCATAATGTTTTCGATGTATCGACGATAGACCTCAATACGTTCCCTGAAAATATCTTGATGTGCTTTGGTGGAACCTACATAAGACTGGGTTGCACCCGCCATTGACTCAGAGCCCAAAATCAAATTGGAAACTTCACGATTGACGAACTCGATTAAGCTGGTGTATATCTTCTCCGAATTGGACATGGTGAAAGTCTTGATATCCACCTCATCTTCTATGCCCGTGATCACCACTTTGTTTTGAGCGGCATTTGCGATTTCATTGGCAAGACGTTTGCGGTCAGCGTTGCTCTCACTGACAGTCTTCCCATGAATGATAGGTTGTCCATAAGTATGGCTAAAGTTCACGTAGTTCGCAACCGTAAATTTCTTAGCCAGAATCAAAGGGGTTGTGGCGGAGAAAAGGCCGATGCCGCCGGAGTTTACCAATACATAGTTGGAACGATAGGCTTTGGAACTGACATTCCAATTCGGAAGCCAAATGCCCTGCCGCTTCACTACTGTGTGCTGGTCTGGCAGAACGTTACGTCTTTCGATGAGATTGACCTCTGCCAGTTTTCCGGTCTTGGGGTCAATGTGTGGCATTATCTCAATCAAGGAAAAACCATAGAGCTTTGACTCTACGATTCCTTTTATGATTTTATCAAATTGGGAACCTTGAACCCTCTGTGTATATTGGATATCCTTAACATACTTACCCTTGTCATTCATCCGGGCAAGCATATACCTGTCACCGAGAATCTGGCTTTCAAGTGTTTCAATAACGGCCCGGATATGGGCATCCTGCTCCAGACAAGCTTCGTATAAATCTACAAGTCTTGAACGGTCATCAAGTATGGTTCCGAGTGTTATATCCTGCCGGACGGATTTATATCGGTTATTACGTTCAATCTCTCGAACGTATTCCGTGATGGTCTTTTTAGAGGTGCGAAATATACTCTCAAGTAACTCACCATTGAAAGAATTTTGGGCTGTAACTACCTGCATGTATCTGATTTTCTAGCAGAATAGCCTTACGCACATAAAAAAGTTGAAAGTAAAATCAGAGTATCTAAACAATGCAAATGTAATTATATCATAAACAGTTACTTAGTCAGTGATTTATACGACATTAAAGTATATCAAAAATAGCTACTTTCTTGCATCTAACACGCTGTACAATAGGTATTTAGCTAAATAAAAAAGCGTTTTTTTTGAGTGAATTATCTATCTTTGCAGCGTAATTATTAACTGTAAAAACAAAAATGAGTATGAATGAAACTTAAAACCGTGACTTCCTTTACTTTGAAGTATAGGGAATTCCCGGAATTGCTGTTTGGGAAGTCCGAAAGTGGCACTGTATATTTTGATGCCACCCTTTATGTTCTTCAGAAAGGAGATTCACAGAAGCATTCACCAGTAGATTTCATTCGCAAGTTTACACACTGGTTTGAAAGTGTAAAAGCGGCTTATGAGATACCTGACAATGAGGTTGTGATAACGGATGAGGCAACCGGACACGTATTAATTGATGAGTCGCTGGCTTTACTCTTTGTGGCATATATTGACCCTGCTTTCGGGGTATATATGCTTGAACGAGTTTCAGAGATGCTTCTGGATGGTGTAGCACTTTCGGACACCCGAATCATGCAAATGATCAGAGATAGATTAACGAAAGAAACATTATCTAATTTAATTGAAGATTTATGAAACGAAGTCCATTTCACAAACCGAAGCCGGTTTTAATTTTTAATGGAGCCTATGTTCTGGTAGGCATAACGCGCTCCATTCGTAGTGCCTCCGAGATTTCCGGAGGCAACCCGCAAGCCATCTCGTTCGCCTGCACGGGGCGAGCCATTTCTGCGGGTAATTTTTATTATCGCCATATCCATCCCGACATCGAAATAGAGATTACGGATTTGGATACGCTCAAGTTACAGGAATACGATAAAATGTGTAATGTAGAGCGGCGATACCATTCTGTGCGGGAAATGGCCCGACGCAGGAAAATAGCAGATGATAAAAGAAAAAACAATTTAAACGATGACGCGGATGAAAACAAATAGTAGTATGGGTGTTATCCGTTTTGAGGATGCGCCGATCAGAGTGATATACAGTTCACAAGAAGCGGTCGAGTGGCTTTGCCTAAATGACTTACTTAAGGTTCTTGACCGCACTTGTATGATGGACAATGGTACGGCAATGAAACTTTGTCGTACTTCCTTTCGAATCCCCTTCAAAGATGGAGGGCGGAACCGCTGGGGTGTAAAGCCCCACGATGTACATAACTTGTTGCGTGTGGTGCAACCAGAAAATGCGATTGTCGGGAAGTTATGCGAACGGATGCAACAATGGGTCAATGACCTGCCTACCTCAATGGTACAGAGTAAACGGAAATCCTTGTCAATCCCGACTGGAGAGCCCGTGGTGTTTACCTATCAGGATAAATTTCCCAACACGTTCAAGGCCGACAGTGGACGAATATATGTCAATGCCACTCAGATGGCCAAAGGATTTGATAAATTACCTTCGACATGGCTTACGCAGTCTTCCACGACAGAGTTCAGATCTGCCCTGGTCCGGGACGGCAAATCGCTCTCGATGGAAAGCCAGGTAATGACTACTCGCGGTCATTACGGTGCAACATGGATTGAAGAACCTTTAGCGATGGAGTTTGCCCGTTGGCTCTCTCCTGAGTTTTCCGATTGGTGCAACGAGCGCATTAAGGAACTTGGTACAAAGGGATATGTAACACTTGTTCCTGCCAAACGGGAACATCGGAACTCATTCAGCGAAGCCGTTGGTAATTTTCCTGTCCCTCAAAACTTTGAAGAGGCGTTGATGCTGGCTGCCGACCAAGCCCGGAAGATACGGGAAGATGAACCCAAAGTCACTTTTTACGAAGAGTATGTCGAAGAACGCGATCATTTCAAGAGTTCCCGGATAGCGGACGAACTAGAAATCAGCACCGTACAACTACATCGGTTCTTGGCGGAGAATAACATCATCAAGTTTGAGGGTTATCGCTGGGTCGTTCACACTCCCTATCAGGCTCTTCAATGTGATGTTCCCTATATGTGGGAAAAACAGGATGGCAAGATTTACCCGACAGGTTCGGTCAAACGATGGACGCAGGCCGGACGTGAGTATATCATTGAGATGTGGCGTGAACAACACCCGGAGTTATATTCTAAGAAGCGGTAAGATGGCAGAGAATGTATTGCAAAAAATCATCCGCAAGACCGGATGTAAATAATAATCAGAAAAGGTACCATATAATAATTAAAAAATGGACCACTGCCACTTGCAAAAATATTAAAATGTTGGAACGTGGCAAAGGATATTTTCCCTTTTCCCGTTTTCTGTTTAGATAAACTTCTATACACATAATAAATCATTTATTTTTTGTTTAATAATTTCGTCTGCTTCAGTCTGTAAGAATCCCCGTTCATATTTACCAGATAAGCTTTTTGCGTAATTCTGTCTATAAGTGCAGCAACAAGTATTTTATC